AGTTTCAATATTAGGTCTAGATACTTCTAATTTCATATTACAAATACTTTCAATACTAGTGATTTTATTAAATCAAATATAAATTTTAAAAATTGGGTGTCAAGGACTAGCCTAAAAAAAATAAAAAAGGCGGCAAATAAATGCCGCCTTTTACTTTACTTAAGATAATTAAGATTAAGTAGAACGTAAATCAAAAACTCTGCCAAATGGTGGAGTAAAAGAGCTAGCGCTTGTAATTAACCAAATTACATCTATACCTGGATTTACCATTTCAGCAATGTCTCCATCTAATAGCCATCCATCAGTAATTATAATTAAAAAATCACATTTACCAATATTTGCTTGATAATCTTTGAAGAATTCAGCAAATTTAGTTCCGCCACGACCAACAATTTTAACCTTAGAAATTTCTTCTGTATTTGCCTTTTTAATCTTTGTTGCTTTGTCCCAATAAATTTGGGCATCCGCTGGAACAATTGTACCTTCAGATCTTTCATCAAGAGCTGTTAGTTGAGATAACCCGAAAGCCATATCATCTCTGCTCATGGAGCCGCTAGTATCTAGTAAGCAACCAAAATCAGCATGATAATTTTTTCTCTTAGGAACCAAAAGACCACTAAACATTGGTCTAGTTTTAAATCTAGTCCAATCATTTTTACCATTACCTGCGCGAGCCTTAATTAATCTTGTGCGAATAATATCTTGCCAAGTAACTTTTGGTGCAGTCAAAAGACCAAGTTCATCTTCCAATGAGGCAGGAACATGACCAGCCATTTTTTTAGCAGCTTCCATAGCATCAGAGATTCTTTTAGCAAGTTTCTCTTCGCTTTCCTCAGTATCCATATGATCATCAACAGTGCCGCCTAAACCAAAAATATCCATGCCATCACCACAGTTGTCGCAACCATGGCTACATTCTCCGTTACCATCACCATCTTGATCTCCCTGACCATTACCTTGATCACCTTGATCATGATTTGGACAATTGCAAGGCTGACCATCACCATGATCATGAGAGTCATTCTGACCATCTTGATCTCCTTGATTGTCTCCCTTGTCTTTGTCACCTTTATCTTTGTCTTTATCGTCGCCCTTATCTTTAGATTTAGACTTTTTCTTATCTTTCTTTTTATCTTTATCTTTTTCAGAGCCATCGTCTTTATCGTTCTTTGGCTTTTTATAAATACCAATGCTGCCACATTTTGGACACTTTGGTAAAAGATTATAAAGATAATCGTAAATTTTTTCTGGTCTACGCATTTCTTCGTCAATATTTGGATCAGCAAAAAAGAATCTTTCCTTCTTTTCTCGGCGCTCCAATTCTTTAATTTGGTCTTCAGTTAATTCTTTATCCTCATTAGGTTTAGGTAATTCAATTTTTGGGGCGTTTTGTTCAGCTAAAGCATCATCAACTAATTGTTGATCTTTAAATGGATTTCTAAGTAATTCGGCATACTCTTCTAAGCCCTTAAATTTACCTAAGTGTTTTGAAAACATTTCTGTAGGATCCATTTTACGAGCTTTGAAATCATCCATCACAGTGCCATTAACAATATAGTCAACAGCAATATTCCATAACTTAGGCAATCTAGATCCTCTTCTTTGAGGATGCATATAAAGTGCATGCCAGGCTTCATGACCACAAATTATTCTTAAACCAATTCTAGATTGCTTTAATACGAATTTAGGGTTCCAATAGTACCTTTTACCATCAGTGGCGGCAGTAGGCATACTTAAAGTTGCAATATGCTCTACTGGATACATTAATCCGAAAATTAATGGATCTCCGCCCATGCCGGTACCAATATGCTCATTATTGTATCGAGTACCTAATTCAAGAAAAATAGTAGATAATTTCTCTTCTGCTTGATGAATTAATTTATCGTCAATTTTGCCTATTACTTTACTAAATTTCATTTAATCTCCAAACAATATATATCCGAGAAAGTATCAATGTTAAAAAATTAGCCTTCAACTTGTTTGTTGATTTTACTAAGTAATTCTTGCCAATCAGGGTGCTCATCAAGTGCATATTTAATTAAACGTTCGATTTGGACTTGACTACGAACAGATACTAGAACGTTTTCATATTCAGCCTTTTGTAAAAATTTACCAACATACTTAACTGAATCTGGCAACTTGTTATCTTTCATTTCATCTAATTGATTGGCGAGGCGGGCACAAGTAATCATACAAGCAACCAACTTCTTTGTTGGTTCAAGTGCTTGATATTTATCATTTACAGGTTTGCCTCGATAGATTTCATCAATCATTGGCAATAATTGCATGTAATGTTCATAATAATTACTGTACTTAATGCCAGCATCTTTACCAACACAACCACAAACCTTTTTGTTTAAAATTCCAGTATCCCAACCAGCCTCTTCTCCTTTAAAAAGAATTTGCGATGCTCTGTCCCAACCACGAGGAGAAGGATCTGCATAACGATCTTCTGGATCAACTGCACCAAATAAATCTTTTGGATGATCAGTAATGTAAGCAGTAATCGATGGATGGATTAAACCAGATTTACCTGCCCACTGTAACCAACTTGAAGCATCAGCTTCAACCAAATACTTCTCAGCTCTATCAAGAAGTGGTAAACTTGGGCGCGCGCCACCCTCAGAAATTAAATTACCAGTCATAATAACGCCACGAAGATTTGGAAGCTTTCTTCCATTAATAGAATGGAATTGTGTGAACTCTAACAAAGGTGCCCACAAGCTCGGATCAGCTTTATCTACTTCATCTAAAAGAGCAATAACCCCATTACCTTTATGAGATTCATCCATCATAGCTTCATAAAATGAAGGAAGCAAAAAATCAACAAACTTCTTTTGTTGTTGAGCAGCCATGATATTAGGATAACCACCCATATCAACACGCTCAAGTACAGAAAGATTCATATAGACTTCTGTGCAACCAGCATTCTTAATCTCTTGCTTAGAAATTTCAGTTTTGCCAGTGCCACGACGACCAAAGATAGCAATATTGCCACCAATTTGAATGCTGCCTTTAACGTGGTCAGCTAATTCTTTAGTGTTTAATTTTTCCAAATTAAAGTCTGACGAAGCCATTTGTTTTTGTTCCATTGTGTTTTATTCCTCTAAAAGGGGTTGGTTAGTTTCAATCTAAGGCGTTTGACGGAAGTGTCAATGCCCCGCAATTTTTTAAATTAAGAAAACGTGAGATATGTTTTTAATTTGTTATACAAGGTTGTTTTATTTTGAAAATCAAAGTTAAACATGGGTAACCAGTTTATAAAATTAGGAAAAACTTCATTTCCTTTTAAAATGCAAAACTTTTGAAGTACAAAATATAAATGAACTTCTAGCGGAGTGTCAAAATTAGAAATAGTAAACATAAAACAATTATTATATATTTCAAAAATTTCTTTACATTGCAAACAATAATATTTTGTTATTTCAGGAGAAAGTCCTTTATTGTCAACATATTTGACTGAATTTTTACAAAAAATACATTCAGGATCTTGTAATGAAAAAACATTTTCTAAAATCATTAATTTAATTCTTTATCAGGATCAGATTCAAATTGTAATTCGTCTTTTTTATAACTCTCTATAAGATAAGAACTAACTTCCCAGGGATCTCTTCCAAAACATAATCTTCCAGCAGTAAATTGAATTCTAATAATAATTTCTTCTGGACATTTTAATTTATCAAGCTCTTCTGCTAAATATAATCCGGCATAACAAACCTCTCTAAGAACTGTCGAAGAAAGGACTAAAGGCGGTATATTGGGATCTTTTTCTATATTATTTGACCATCGTAAAATATCTTCATCTCTAACGAAATCGGGTCTTCTACTCATAAATTCCTTAATCTGAATTTGCGATCTTCAAAAGAATATCTCCATGACATTCCATTGGAGCACAATAGCAGCCGAGATCTTTATTTCTAAGTTCTATTTTTGCTGCTTTTAATAACTCTGGCTGATTTAATATCCAGTCTGCATACGCACGAATTGCATCTTCCCTGGAATCTACCTGGAAAGGCGCGTTCGAATTTGGAATATGTGAAAATGGGTTTCCCCATTTTGAACCACGACCAATATATACTTCACATTTTTCTACACGAATATTTACTACTTTAGGCATTATCTAATTGATAATTGTGAAGATTCATCGTCCCAGCTAACAGAAAATTTATTTCCAATAAAATGAGCACGATACTTTAGCTTTTGATAAAAATTACTAATATAATTTTCTTGATACTTTCTGACATTATCATCTTTTAAAAAAAAAGTATTGTCAGGAAAAGTTACAAGTACACTGAATTGTCTATTCAAAATGGCTTTATCTATCTCTTTATTTATATATTCAATAAATGGAGCCACTTTATCTTCTTGCTCTTTGTGCCACGTTGCGATATTTTGCTCAGTTTGAAGGCGAGCCTCTTTTGCATTTAACATAATTAAAATTCCTAATATAAAATAAATGGCATCTCTGAAAGGAGTCGAACCTTTTTTAATTTGCTTCGTAGGCAAATGACCTTCCATAGGCAGAGATGTATTTGGTGCCTCAATTAGGAGTCGAACCCAACACGTCGAAATTAGAAGTTTCAACTGCGCATCCGGCGCTTGAGGCATAATCTTGTTGGTGATCCCAAGGAGAATTGAACTCCTGTTGATAGATTGAGAATCTACCGTCCTAGCCGCTAGACGATGGGACCAATATTTATTTATATCTTATTATTAGATGATTAAATCCATCTGTCATGGTCAGCCCTTAATCTAACTAATTCAATATTAGGATTTTTCTCAACCAATTCAATTTGTTTAATGTCTAAAATACCATATACTGTTTTACCATCATCAAGTATTCTACTAATAATTATTTGATGAACACTGTCTAAATCTTGAGGAAATGTACTTTTAACATCACAAGTTACTAATACAGAGGCAGCGCCACTATCAAATAAATCATATACTTCTTTTTCTATTTTCATAATAATTAATATAACGTAGTTTAAAGAGTTGGTGATCCCAGGGGGTGTCGATCCCCCACTTTCTGGTTGAAAGCCAGATGTTCAGTGCCGCTAAACTATGGGACCATTAAATTTTATGGGGTGATCGAGCGGAATCGAACCGCCACCTTCTGGGTCACGACCAGACATGCACATACCTGTACACCACGACCACCATAAGTAAATGTATTATATCCTAAGGATATTTAATATGAATTCAAATAATATTATATTTTATTAGTAGTTTTAGAATCTTTGGATATTTTTCTTAAATATCTTAAAATTTTAGCATCTTCTACTTTACAGATTTCATCATGACTAGAAACAAATTTTTTACCTTTTATCTTAAAAAGTTTGTTTATATCATAACCTTCTCTTTGTAATAATTGTCTCTTTAATAAGACGCCCCAAGCATAGTTACCAATAGTACCATCAGTTCTCATAACTCTGTGACAAGGAATAATGACAGCCAATGGATTTTGTCCACATGCAGTGCCAACAGCTCTGTATGCAGTTGGAACACCAGCTCTGGCAGATAATTCACCATAAGTAATAGTTTCTCCTGAAGGAATTTGGCTTATTTCATTCCATACTTTTTTCTGAAATGAAGTGCCCATCAAATAACAGTCAATAAATTCTACTGCCCCAGTAGTAATTACATTGAGTACTTTTTTAGTTAACTCAGCATCAATTAAATTATTATTCCAATCAAACTCCAAGTCAAATTTATTAAATGGTTTGCCATTTAAATATCTATCAACTAAGCCTGGACCATATGAACCAATTGCAACTCTACATAACTTATCATTATAAGTTGCAATTAATACTTCGCCCAAATCAGTTTTATGTATTGAGTAAATAATAGTTTTCATTTGGTGGTACTGAAAGGACTTGAACCTTCACGCAATTAAACACAGTATTCTAAGTGCTGGATGTCTGCCATTCCACCACAGTACCATAATTTAAAGTTTAATTTGTTTGTACTTATTAAACTTTTCATAAAACTTAAAGCTTCCATTATCCCATGGAGCTACACATAATGTATGTGGTCCTGCATGTTTTCTTGCTTTCTTTAATAGAGCTGAAGCTACCCCAGTTCTACGAGCTTTAGGATCAACAAACACTTCAAATAGTACTCCATGTTTTTCTGGAATAAATTTATCATAAGTTTGACTGAACTGAAATTCAGATCTTTCTCTACTTAATAATGCCCAACCAACCATATTACCATCACGATAAGCAGTAATTACTCTAGCATTAACTTTTCTTAATTTAGCAATCTTAGTTAAATGATCTAGTTCAAAATTCATTCCAGAACCAGGACATAAAGTTAATTTTCTAAGATTAGACATTAATATCTTATTTTCAATAATGTTGTTGAAATCAACAATTTCAATGTTAACTTCTTTTTTAGAAAAAGAAAATAAATCTTTTAAAAACATAATAAGGACTTTCTAAAATCTATCATTTAGCAGAATTGTCATAGTCAAACCGATACCTTTTGTATAGGAAATAAAAATAATTGAGTACATCAATAATGTAATTTTTAAAATTAAACTGTCAAGGGGTCGGATCGATATAAATTATTTTTTTATTAAGAGATTCTGCATATCTGACACAATTGGCTGTTCCGCCAACTTTATCACCATTATATACAGCTATAAGAATATCAGAATTATTAACCATATATTCGTTACGAATTTGCATCTTTTGTGCGCTATAACTACCTGGTGATACAATTACTTTATCAGCAGCTTTATTTAACAAAGCTTTATATGTAGCTCGAGACTTAAGTGGCCAAGCAGATTCTTGTCCCTCAAATGGAATTGCGGCTGTAAACGGAATTCCATTTTTAACACAAATAAATGCTGCCCATTGATCAATTCCAAGAGCCATACCAGAAATAACTTTGGTTGGATTTAATTCTAGCAATATTCTTTGAATTTCTTTACAAATATGATTATAAGTTGGATTAGGAAGAATCCATCCGCCTAATTTATTGGGGCGATGACCACTGAAACTAACTATCATTTTACAATCTTTGTTAAGATTAAAGAATTTCTTTTTGGAGTTAATTTATTTTTGTAAATAGCCCATTCAGAATATACTTTGGCTGAATTTTTAATTTTTGCTGGATAGTTTCCTTTAATTTTCATTAAACATTTTCCAAGTAATACAGTATCTTTTGATAAAAAATTTAAAATACTAATATCTTTTATTGGCTTTGGAGACAAAGCAATAAAAGCTAAGATTGATGCATCTAAACTATTTATACTACTTAGTATATTTTTTATTTGAGATGAATTATTATACTTAACAAGTTCATCATTTAAAATCTTTTTGATAGCTGATTTAGTATTAATGATAAATAAAGTAATATGCCAACGACTACATAAAACATGATAGACGGGTTTGTTAGCTGTTAAAGCCGTTTGTGTTATTTTTGAACCACAATTAGCATATTCTAAAACTCCCAAATAATCATTTTCAAAATAAACATCAGATATTTTTTTTGCAAAATTTTTAAATTTTAGTGCCTGTCCATCTTCTGCATATTTATCATAAACTTTATCTAATAAAACATTTAATTCATCTGATTTTTTAATTATAGATTTTTTCATTTAATTTTTAATAAGATTATAATTATCTATTTCTTCTTGTTCAATTGCAGATTTAAATTCTTGTCTTAACTCATGAAACTCATTGTTTCTAATGAAATAGAAAAGCCCAACATATTGTCCACACAAACATCCCAGTTCTTCATACTTCAATTTAACTTTACCATGAATTATTTCATTAATATTAGAGGCAAAATGAGGTATTTCATGGTAATCACCAAACATTAGAACTACCGGAACGTTTATCATAACTTCTTTAGGCTTAACCTTCATATTTCAAATACCACAGATAAGTTAGTTGGAGCATATCTTTCAGTACAAATAGCACCATTAGCAAAGACTGTATCAGCAATTTTTACCATTTGTCCACCGTTCAAATGTAAATGACCAAAGACATGTGCTTTTAATTGTGTTAAAGATGAAATTCTTTTTCGTAAATCTGCACAACCTTGATGTAAATCTCTTCCAGCATTAGATGCTGTATCTTCAACAAGATCTAAAATTCCATATGGAGGACCATGAGTAATAAGAACATTAACATCATCTGGAATTTGAGACCATTGCTTTCCAATTTCCTCTCCTCTTTGATAATTCCATTCCCAACCAAAAAAATATGGAGTAGCTGGAGATCCATAAAATTTTATTCCATCAATTATTATTGAATTATTTTCTAAATAATATGCGCCTGTTTCTTTAATCATTTCTATTGCTTTTTGACGCTTAGGTCCATTTTGAAATCCAATTTCATGATTACCAAAAATTACTATTTTATTATTTGCCGGAATATCTTTTAACCAAAAAGAAAAATCAAGTAATGTACTTAATTCTCCCTGTGTAGTAATATCACCAGCATGGATAAAAGTATCACATTCTAATTTTGAACTATCTAAATTTTTATGTTTGCCGTGAGTATCACTTACAACTATTATTTTCATAAAATGAAACCAATCTTTTATTAATACATTTAAATTTCTAAAATTTGTTGAAAACAAGCAGCATTACTAAAACAAATATTATGCTTAAACATTACACCTCTAGAGTAATGTATGTGCCCACACAAATAATATGATGGCAATTTCTTTGCCTTAATTTTTGCAAGTCCACTTGCTATTATAGCACTACCTAAGTGATGTTTACTGTAAGATAAATCTAAAATATTTAGTGGGGGAGCATGGCAAACTAATACATTTACTTTACCCGCATTCACTTGTTCAACCAATACATTAACCTCATCTTGCATGTATGGCTCAAATCTTTCGTATGCAAAAGATCCGTTAATATATGGTACAAATGGAAATCCATAAAATCCAATATCATTTATTTTAAAGATGTTATCATGTAAGCAATTTGCATCAATATTATTTTTTCTTAAAAGCTTTTCTAGATCATAAGGATCTACATGATCATGATTTCCTAAAGTAAAAAGGAACGGATAATTTCCAATCCATTTTTTTAATGAATCTATATTATCTTTTACCCAATCAAGTTGCCAAAGACCTATTTCATCTTTGAAAGAAGGATTGCCCGGAGGATCGGGCAAAAAATCACCTGAATGAACAATTACATCAAAGAATCCTTGTAATGGATTTAAATGACCATGAGTATCGGAAATATGACAAAGGCGCAAGCTAACTCCATTAACCTAATTCTAGATTTATAGGTATGTTGTTTATATGTTTTGGTATATATCTTTTAACTTTTTTATTTATTTCTCTAACTATAATTGCTACAGAATAACCTTCTTTATGAGGTCTAACTTCACTATTATTATACCAACTATAGCTATATAGCTTCATTTTTAAAATCAATCTAACTTGATTAGCTTCATTATAAGTGTGCATAATTTCCTCAAGAAAAAGTTAATATAGTTTTAATTGTCGAGTCATTATTAGATATAATAAACAATAATTTTATAAATTCTTAAACATATTGAATATTTTCATATTATTATTAGGTATAAAATGAGTAGTACTTTAGTGCAAAGATTAGCAAATAAAATAGCTCACGAGCATTTTACTGACGAAAAGCTTAAACAACAAAAAGACCGATTAGAAGAATTTTATTATGATACCACTGGTGCATTAAAAAATATTGTTAATGAATTGGCTGGTGATCTTTTTATTCTAAAAGAAAAGGGATTTAATCCTGAATTGCGTCAATTATTAATTAAAATATATCAACAAATAATAGATTTGTATAAAGACATAGATCCAAGAGATCCTTATCCTGGCACACTTAATCTAATTAATTGGGCTAATGCTAAACAAAATAAAGCAATATTGGAAAATTTAGAATTTTTAATTGAAAATCATCTTAAAAAACATGAAGTTTCTTTTTATGGTAAAGATAACCTTAAACAACCCAAAGTATTTAGTATAAGTAAATTTTGTCAATTAATACCTAAATTAAAAAAATATATACAAGATAATCCTATGTTAATGGATATTTATCAATCTGAAGCAGAATTAGATAAAATTGAGCAATTAGATCATGGTCCAACCAGTAGTCCAGAAGACCCAACCAAACTATTATAAAATAATTATTTACGTGGAAATAATGAAGGTTGATTTTGCCACATTTGAGCCCAAAGATCTCTTGGATTAACTGCTGGCGCAGCTGTGATCGACAAAGGGTTTACAGGAGCTGTAACTACTGTTAAAGTTCCATCATCAGCTTTTGATAGAGTACCACTTACTGAAGTTACTGGTGCTACTGTAACAGGTGCCGTTTGTGTAACGCCCACTTTATTAAGTGTTTGGCTACGTTGTTGTTGAGTATAAAGATTATCTAAATCCCAAGAAGCAGATAATGGATGATACAACAAAGCATCGGCTACTGTACCATCAACTAAAACTACTTTAATTGGAGTACGATCATAGTTTTGTGGAGAAATATCAGATTGCCAAGCAGCTCTAACCAAATCTCTAACATCTTTATGTTTAGCAAAAGGTAAAGTCTTTTTAACTTCATTACTTACATCAAGACCAGTAAATAATACTTCATTCTTCACAAAATCTTTAACAACATTTAATACTACATCTTGTAATTGAATCATTTTTCCTCTTTAAAATCGGTAATAAAAATCTGCAATAATATCATATATTTTATAAATAAGGGCGCAAGGGGTTGTTTATTTTTTAATTTAACAACTAAAAGATGAGGTATTCCAACCACACTTATCCATTGCATCATATAGTGGAGAGATTGCGTCATACATGTCAGACAAAGTGCCATCAGTTGCCTTGCTAGCAAGCTTATCTGCTTCAATAATTAATTTTGCAGCATTTTCGAGCTTATCTTTAATCTCTTTTTCTATTTTTTTAAATTCTTTTTCTAAAACAGAAAATTGCTCTTCGGCATCTTTAGCTGGCAAAATTCCATTAGAATTCATTATCTTTGGTTCATAAGTATATTTTCCAGTTTTAGTACTGTAATTGGAGTGATTTAAATAGGCTGCCTCCCATAAAATAAGTAATTTATTTTTAGGTAAAACTGAAATAACTTCACCATATTCTAACCCATGATTACCATCATAAACAAATTTTGTAGATAAATCTCCATTATGATTTAAACTAACAGCCACACGATCACCAACATTAAATATATATTTTTCTTTTTGTGTCATTATAATCCTTGAAATAATTCATAATATTCATTTGTTCTTAAAATACTTCTAACTTTCATTAGAATTTTACCCAAATGATTTAATCCGTCACCATTTGGACCTAATCCCCAAAATGAATCAATTGGAGAATCTTCTGCAATTTCTTCATCACCAGTAGAAAACAATCTATTTCTAAAATCTTTATTTTGAACAAATTTTGCTAAAACACATTCATACATAACTGAGACTTTTATTTCATCCCAATCTTTTCTAATATGAACTATTTGTCCTAAATTTCTTGCTTCTCTTGGATGTTTAGCTAACCAAATTTTATTATATTCTTCTGGAATAATTGTCTTTTGTGCTTGATAAGCTGATTCAACATTTTTCCACCAACGACCATACACAAACATAGGCGACTTTTTAAAATTATTTAAATATCCATATGGTTCGGCAGAAGTATAAAACTTAATTGTCATGTTTACCAAAACGCCTTGAATTTGATGAAATTTTTAAAATCCTCGTCAGTTTCTATGTCCTCAACTGATTTTCCTTTATACCAATACTCTTTTTCATCATTAAAAATGTCAATGACGGCGGCGCCTTCAACTCTATGAAGTTTATCATTAAAATACCACATATGAAAATTATTATACTCAATAGCAGGACCATCTTCTCTGTGAAGTTGTCCATTAATGCGGTATTCTTTATCTCCACTTTTCCAGATTACGGCAGGACCGTCTTCTTTATGTAAAAGATCTTCTTTATACCATTTTTGAGTACCATAATCATCAATTATTAATCCGTTTTTCATTAAACGTCACCTTCTCTTTGATAGATAAAAGTTTTAGCTCCTTGTGTACTATCAATATAATTAGCAAAGTTTTCAAGAGTACCTTTATACCAATTCCAATTACCTCCGCCAATTCCGCATCCAATTTTAAAATTAAAAGCAACACTCTCTAAATTAGGAATTTTAGCCAATCTAAGTAATCCTTTGTGGAAATATTGTTGTCGTGCTTTTTCATTGTCAATGTCTGATTCAGAATATCCACCAGGATAGAACTGACCCATTAAATTAACAATGTATCTTTGATCTTTACCGTTACCACAAATAACTATATGTCCAGGTAAGTCTTCTTCTATTCTATTAGCATAAACATTAGCATATGGAAATTTAGAAAAAATAGTTTGTGCAATACCTGCCGCGAAATGCGAAACACAATTTGTTTGGTGGATCAAATATTTCTCTTTAGCTTCTATTAAATCTCCCTGAATTATAGTAATCATTAAATTTTTTCCATAAATTATATTTTCTTTCCAATTAAATCTTCTATTTTCTTTTTTAAAGAAATAGGCGAATATTCTTTTGAAACATCTAAAGATATAATTTCTTTATATATATCTTTTGGTACAAGAAAATATTCGCCGTCATGTTTAAATTCCAAATATTTATTTTTAAATTTGTTTTCTTCTTTGATTGAAAAGTCAGCAGACACTATTGCTCCAAGTTTATACGGCTTTAAACTTTTAAAACGAGATTTAATATCATTAGATCTTCCTATTTTAATTTGAATTTTGCCATCTTTTGTTTCTTGATCAACTCCAATATAAATTCCTTCATTTAAGTATGATTGTAAATGTTGTTTAGGAACTTTAAATTCATCAATTAAAGGTTGCGGCGCTTGAGTCGTTAGTGATATAAAAGGCTTAACATTATTAATGTTTAAAGAAGTTGGTGGCAAATAACTAAGCGCAACTTCTTTTAATGTGGACAAATATGATTTATCTATTAACTCTAAATTATTTGACCTACGACGAAATATAGTTCTTCCAAGTCCAGTCTGATATTGTAATAATGTGCTTAAAGTATTTTGGGGAGTTTTACCTTTAGATATATTTGGTCCATATTTAGTTATTATTTGTTTATAAAAAGATGTCGATATAGGGATTTCTCCTTTATTATCACATGCAGCAGCGATGGCACACAAAATAAATGGAGAAGAACTTTGTTTTATTAGGTTTAAAATTTTATTAAATTTATTAAACATATTACCACCAATGCCTAATTAATATATCTTCTCCTGAATCATCTTCAGATGGAGCGCCATTCGCTCCATTAGATATCAACCAAGCATCAATTGCTTTTTCTTCATCTGTTATATATTCGTCTGTCGTACCATTAATGGTCCAATCAACATAACAATCATTGCCAGATTCACACAGTTCAAAGAACATTTGACGAATATTTTCTGGCATATCTTGACAATCAAATACTTTCATAATTTTATAAGCAGATTTTTTCTTTGTTTTCTTTTTATGCATTTTTATTAAACTTACTTAAATATTCGTAAGCCCTCTTTAAGGTTTCATCAGTAATAGATTCTTTAAATGTATATTTATAGAAATCTTTTTCAGTTGCATAATTGGGATATACTTCAATTGGAAATTTGGCTTCTAATCCCCTTAAAACTTTATTGATTATTTTAAGAGAAGTTAGCTTATGAAAAACCACAGAATCATTAAAGATAAATATTCCCATTTTATTTTCTCAATAAGGCTCTAATTTATAGAATCTAATAACGCCTGAGACAGAAGTTTCTAGCAATGGCAAATGTCTAATTCTTAAATTCGGCTTATTTTCTGTTTTTATATAATGCTCAGCTTCCCCAAGGTAATTAAATTTTCTTATTACCTTATTAGTCAGATTTGCAAGATTTTCTACAACTTCATATTTCTAATAGTTTATCCCACGACAAATTATCTAAACCAAATTCTTTTTGCAACTCATTCATCCTAAGATTAAGCGTATCTCCACAATTAAAGTTTCTTACATTCTTATTATAAGAATCACTTAAATAATACTTGAGTTGTACAGCAACTAACATCCTCTTGTGCCATTCATGCATCGGACCTTTAGTAAAAATAGGTGTTTTTGAATCAAAATTATCAAAATCTTTTTCTGACATACGATCTTTATATGATTGCCATAATTGCGTTCCTGGAAAAGGCATCAAAAAGTTCGCGCAAACTTGCAATGGTTTAAGATCTATAAAGGCATCATATAAAGAATTATAGTTTGCTTTAGCTTCTTCTAAAGATTTTCCATCATCATTTACAATGAATGACATTACGTGTTGAAGACCATTACGATGAATATTTTCAACACCCATTTTTAAGTTAAGATTTTTTCTATATTTTACCCCAACGTCTTCTAATCCAATATTAAGAGAATGCCAGCCGCTCTCTTTTAAGACTTTAAGTAATTCTGGCTTTTTAGCAAAGACACCAGAGGTTCCAAATGAATATAAAACTTTAAATTTATCTTTAAATAAAGGAGCTACTTCAGCCATCATTGGATGAGTTGCAAAACTTTCATCTCTAATAAAAACAGTAGTAACATTATGCTTTAATAGGTCTTCAATTTCTTCTGCTACATAATCTAAGCTGGCTGTTCGCATTTTTCTGCCAGACATAGATGGAGTTGAGCAAAAGTCACAATCATAAGGACATCCGACAGAAGAAACCATTGAACCACTAATATCATCTGGATAAATATCCGGATAAATTTGAGTCATTGACTTCATATCAACAAGATCTCTTCGCATCTTAGTAAAACCAAAAGAACCTTTAGATACTCCAGTGGGACCATCAATGATTTGATCGATGTTGTCACAATAACCAGTAACTACTTTATGAGCGTAAGGCAGCATTTCTTCTGGCATTGCTGTTGGATGATATCCTCCGGCAATTACTTTGTCTCTACCTACTGCCTTTGAAAACGTAATAAACTCACTTAAACCACGAGTATATACAGAACATAAGTATAAATCAATATCATCTCTAGGAACGTTGTCTTCTATAAAGACTAATTCTCCATAAGATGGAGATAAAAATAATACTGATGGTTCCAGCTTTTGTGCAAGTAGAGTTGGTCTACCCTCAGCAAAATTATTGGTTAATCTGGGAAATGTTAATAATCCAATTTTCATTTTGCTTGTGTTTCGAATTCAATAATATATCTTAAACAATGTTGTTGCTCTGGACCCGATGGAGTATAAGTAATAATTTCGTCATTCAATACTCCGCTCTTCCCGCCTTGAGCAAAAACAGAATGTGCTGGCGAAATATTCTTTCTATTATAATATTGTGAGCCATTAGCATATTTATAATTACCAAAAGCAACATCACCTAAGAATAAATAAGCCGTTTTATTTGTACCAGCAGCCCAATATGAGCCACGAACATCACAGTAATTGATGCTCTTAGTACTATTAGTAGCCCAGTAAACACCGTCACCATACATTGAACCAGCATGAACTACACCTGAAGGTCTAATTAAAAGACCTTTAGTAGTAATGCCAATCATATTAGCTCTACGAGTTCCATGCCAACCAGGAGAAACGTTAGCTCTTGCATACAAATCTCTTAGCTCTTTTGATACATCTGGGCGAGATTTAACTAATTTAGAGTAAACTGGAGAAGGATCATGCTTTCCACATTCTTTAGCAATCTTCTCTGCATTCTTAAGAAAATACTGTTCTTCACCTTTACGATTTACTTTATAAATTTTATGAGTTTTTAATTTGCCTAAGAAATGATGATTGCTAGCTTTAGTCTCATGCAACATAGTGTCAATCCATTTCCAAATAGGATCTTTTGGATCAATAAAATTTAAATCAGCATTTAAAGTGGCATACTGAGAGTCTACAGCCGATTTCTTTGAAATAACACTTTGAACGTTTTTAGCTGAACCAAAAACATCTAATATATCAAAAGCTTTATTTACCTTATCATCGTTGTCTAAACGAAGTACATCGGCATTAATTCTACCATAACCAAAGTTATGAGGAATGTTACTATAATAAGAGTTAGTTAATTTATTTAATTCTAATACATCTGGTTTAGATGCATGAATAATTAAACGAGCTTCATCTAATATTTCTTTTGCTTTATCAATTTGATCAATCGATAATTGACCTAATGGACACTTTTTAGTGTCAAGATTTAATTCAATAAATTCCTGTGTAACGCCGAACCAAGTTCTAACTAAATCTCCAATTTCAGGATGTAATTTACTGGTTTCTGCTTCCTGAACTTTAACACCCATCTTTTTAAGTGTATCAACTGATACGCTAGAAGCTGAAGTATCAACTTTAGCCTTGCCTGCTTCGGACCCAATATCAGCTTTTACCAATTTAACTTCAACATAGCCCTTTTTAGTTTTGGACTTGATAATTTTTTCGGCTTCAGTTTCAGCATGAGACTGATTAGCTGCTACTCGATATTCTTTGGCTGCCGTTCCGCCTACTCGACCATACTGAGTAAAAATTCTTGAACTGCCATTCTTAGCAACTTGAACTTCTAAATTATAATATTTATTGTTGTTGTTAATAATGTCTGTAAAATTTAATGTAGTCCTTTTTACTACATCATAATCTCCAGGAAAAGACGGTTCTTCGCCTGCCGAATAAGCAACTAATTTCTCTGCCATAGTTATATCCTTGTGATATTATTGTTTGAATTGAAAATATATGAATCTATGTTGATCGTGATCTCCGTTGTATTTAGCACAAACGGAAGTATTCTTGCCCACTTTATAACAGCAAGAGAAATTTTTACCACATTCAACTTCTGGTGATTTGGGCTCTGGACGAGCACAACCAAATAGAAGGAATAATATTATTAAATATTTCACAAATATATGCGAAAATATTATAAATAATTATTGATGAAGTTTCGTGAGGACAGCGTCCAACATAAGGCTGATAATTCCGCCTGCAAGGGACCAGCAAATTAAAAAATTGAGATGATAATCTTTCTGCGTTAACAAGTAAATCATCCATCCTGAATGACAACCTACACAAAAGTAACAATCAAAAAATTTAAAGAAGAAAACTCCAACATATTTATTAGTTATAAGTTTGTTTCTTAGCGTAGAAACAATATCCCAAGGACCATTAGAATCTTTAATTAAAAAAGATAGTCCAAATATAGCTAATATTATTGTGATTATATCTAACATGTGATTATTAATTCGTTTTTATGTTCCCAAGACTCTTTATTTCCATTAATACAATAACGAGCAGCTAAATCTATAATTGTATGGTCTTTATATAAGTCTTTTATAAAAGGATGATCATCATAGGACAATACCCAATTTTTCTTATTATTTAAAATCTCAAATAACTCTTGATGATTCTGTGGAGACATTTTCTCTGTATAAAGAGAATCTCCTTTTATATAATATGGCGGATCAACATAAGTAGGAATATCCGAATGTAAAACAGAATATTCTGAGAAGCTTACATTAGAAATATCAGTTCTACCAGACAACAGCTTATTACATTTTAATATTTTTTGTTTTAATTTAGTGAAATTGTATCTACAATCTACTTTGTATTTTGATTTTTGTTCTTTTCCACCAATAGGACCACTGCTTGCAATTCCAGAAAAGGTTGTACGGTTAAAAAATATTGCTTGGTAGGCAGCATCAACATCGGTTGATGGGACTGCCTGGCGCAATTTATTAAAATGTTCTAGCGTAACTGGCTGCTCCATTAGCTTTAGCAGCTCCTGCAATTTTAAAGTATCACTGCTTGATACTATTTGCCAAAAGGAAGCTATTCCAAAATCTTTATCATTAGCATACAGTTTTATATTAGGATATTTTTCCGCTATACTTAATAAAACGGAACCTCCTCCTACAAATGCGTCGCAAAATGCATTATAAGATTCAATTTTTAAATCATTAATATAAGAACCTAAGATAGAAATTAATTTTGATTTTCCTCCTGGATATCTAAAAACTGATAAATTCATATTAATGCCTTGTTCTTTGAACACCTTCTAAAAAATTTTGTTTAGCAGATAGTGGTCTTAGATTATTTAACGCCCAACATTTCTTGAAATTATCATCTTCCATACTTGTATAAGGTAAAATTGATTGTGGGACAATATGATCTAGTTGCCATGTCCAAGTTGATTGATCATTATCGTCCCAAGTATTTTTATTATATAAACTACGATTATTCCACGTCATCCAAGTTTCAAATTGATTCTCTAAATGTTTTTTCAACTCATCAATTGAATACGAAAGAAAATCTAATATAGATTGTTTGTTTTTAGATCCATTTGTTAAGTTGAGCATCATAGATATCATTCTCGAGCAGTCTTTTCTTAATTTAAAAGAAGGATCCGTTTTTCTTCTTTTCTTTTCATTCTCGTTAGCTTTTTGTCGTATTATATTTTTGTTTTCTACGTAATAAAGAATAAAATCATCTTTATTTTCTTTATAATACTCTTGCTTTCTTAATTTTATAGAATTTTTATTATTGAACTCCCAAATTTTATTTCTTCTTTATTTTCTATATAGAAAATGCTTTTTTGTAAAGCTATTTTTTCTTTATTAAAAATATTATATTCTTTAGTACATAACTTACAAATTGCTTGTCTTCCATTTTTTCTTTTTGAAGAACGACTAAATTCTTCAGACAGCTTTTCTTTTTTACACTTTATACATACAATCATAATTGAAATAAATCATCTTTATAAGACTCTAAATCCTCAAGATATACCGCAACTTTGTTGCCCCGTAAATTTTCTTTTTTCATTTCTTTAAAAAGATTTTTTTCATGTAACCAATTTACTTTAACAATAGCTCTAATTAAAGCTTGTTTTTTTGGTATATTTAAAGAAACAAAAGTTACATAACTATCATTATTAGTTGATTTAAATATTTCTTTATCACAATCATAATTTTTGTTGTTATTATATTGAAACACCCAACTGTCCCCAAAATGAATAGAACTATCTATATTTTGTGATTTAACCGCAATTTTTATATTGCTATCTATAACTTTTAGATCACTATCCCATGATTTGTTAAAACTATCATAAATTTGATAATCTGGTTTTGTTAAACTAGGAAACTTTTCTATTAAAAAAGAATAAGCTATTTCTTCTCCTATTTTACCACATAAAATATCTTTTATTATTTTTTCTACGTTAAACTGATTCCTTCCAGCATATTTGTTTGAGCTAGAAGACACCGAATCTTTTGCAAAATCAGTACATTTTGTATAAATATCGGGAGAAATAGTAAACTTCATACATAAACTATAACTCGTCAACTAAAATTTTAATTAGAAGCGATATTTAAATCGTTTTAATTTAAACAAACATTCCGCACGATGCCTTTACATCGAATCCTACTCTCGGAATAATTTGTACCTTTCCATTAAATTGAAATCTATTGGAAATAATTTCTATATTACGAGCAATAACCTCTTGCGAAGACTCTATTCCTTGATCTGGAGAAGCTGGATTATAACGAACTAAATTAAATTCACAATTAAGTTTGACTTTTTCTATAGCATCACAAACATTATTAATCTCTTCAACTGAATCATTTTCACCAGCGATAAAAGGATAATGTATTTTAATAATTTTTTTAGAAAAATCTTGATAATCTTTCAAAAGATTCAGTGCATCAGTAGTATCCATTGCTGCAGGCATCCATTTCTTTCGCCATTCTTTGTCGGTAGAATATAAAGAATAGTAAATTGTTGGATTAACATAGTTAAATGTTGTAACTAATGATTTCTTTAAGCTTATTGGCATAATAGTTGAGATATTAAACTTTGCTGGCAATCCCTCTTCCTTAGCAACCTGCCCAAGTTTAACTAACAACTCGTCGCCCGATTCAAGCAAAATTTTATTTGCTAATGGTTCGCCACGAGCCATAAAATTATAATGCATATACTTTGCATTGACCGTTTGTTTTCTATAGTGTTTAAAAATTTGAATGGCTTGAGCCATAAAATCATTATGGCTAGAATCTGTAAAAGAAGTTTGCCCTGTTGCAGTTAGATGACAAAACGTACAGCCACGATTGCATCCCGTTTGAGAAGATAAATATGCAATAAAATAATCATTACATTTTCTTACAAAACGAGATTCAAGAAATCCAACTAATTGTTTTTCTACTATATTTATACTGCTATCAATTTCGGATTTAAAAATTTTTAAATTCATTATATGCCTGATATATGGTTAAAATGGACAAAGCATTTACACAAGAAAATTTTTTAAAAAAAGCTAATGCCATATATAATAATATTTATGATTATTCAGAAACTATTTATATTTGTTCCAGCGTCAAAGTAATCATAATCTGTAAAATTCATGGTAAATTTTACAAAACACCTAATCATCATTTAAATGGTCAGGGCTGCCCATTATGTAGTAAAATTACATCAGGCAAAAACAGAACCCTTACAACAAAAGATGTGATTGAGGAATTTATATTAATTCATAATAATTTTTATGATTATCATGAAGTTGAATACATTTCAGTAAATAAACATATTAAAATAATTTGTCCAATACATGGTTTATTTTTGCAAACGCCTCATCTTCATAAATGTGGAAAAGGTTGTCCTAAATGTGGCAAACTAAAAAATTCAGAAAGCATACGATTAACATTAGAAGAATTTAATGTAAAAGCAAATGACATTCATGGCGATAAATTTGATTATTCAAAAGTGATATATAAAAATCATGCAACTAAAATCACAATAATTTGTTTATTACATGGTGAATTTAATCAAACTCCTAATAACCATTTATCTGGACAAGGTTGTCCAAAATGTATTAACAGAATTTCAAAACAAGAAATTGATTGGTTAAACCAATTGCAAATACCACAAGAATATAGGCAATCATATATAAATAATAAAAAATATTTTGTAGATGCTCTCGATCCAATTACAAACATAGTTTATGAATTTTATGGAGACTATTGGCATGGTAATCCTAAAAAATTTGATTCAAATGATTTTAACAAATTTGTCAATAAAACATTTGGTGAATTATACTCACAAACTATAAATAGAGAAAATATTTTAATAGAGGCGGGATATAAAATTATATCTATTTGGGAACAAGACTGGAAAATTTATAACAAAACAGTTCTAAATGTCAAAGAGATTCTTCTTCCACGAGGTAAAACCTGATCAGAAATTACATCTCTTGTTCTAGCTGGAATAGAATGCATCCATTCAAATCTAGATTCGCCCGACAAAACCAATAAACTTAATGGTGCTAATGCCAGTTCACCAACTTTATGCGTATAAATATTTTCAAAACACATAACACAACTTGAATTTAAGCTTAAAGAGGCAACGGTATGATCAAAACATGGAACGCAATCAACATGTTTATTAATTCCTTGCCCAGGCAAATATTCATTTATAATTACTTGGTCCGGCAACTTCTCAAAAAACTTATTATCATAAAGTTTAAAACAATATTTTTCTAACCACTGAGGTATTCTTCCTAAATATAAAGATTCATCAATTGATTTGTTAGTATAATCATACTTATAACCATAATGCTGAGTTCTTCTTTTAAGATCTTTAGACCAAATTTGATTGTCAATAGTATGAATTAAAGATAATTCATTATCTAAAGATATAAAATTGGGAATATATTTAAGACCACTGATCATTTTATTATGTCCAAAAATCTTTTAATACTTTATTTAAAGTATTAATATGATTTTGAATGACTTTTGGATCAACCTTAATTAAATAAACCGCATCAAAATATCTTATTTGTTTACGATATTTTTTGTTTACTAAATTAAATCCCAAATCAGCTATAGATTCAATTTCAACATAAGGATTATATTCATTACCAATGTTGGCATTTTTATAAACCCCATATCTAAGATCATCTTGAGTTAAAAACCTTCTTGTAATTTTAGTTATTTTCCATAAAAAACTATTCTTTGAATAGTTATGAAATACATAATCACCTACTTGAAGACTTCGATCACTATCAATAAAATCCATTATTTCACCAAATCTAAAAATTCATCTTCTGAAATTAAAGTGGTTCCATACTTACGAGCACTAACAGCTTTAGAGCTTGTACTATTAGTATCTGCAATAACCAAATAGGTTAAACCCTTGCCAACAGAACTTTTAACATCGCCACCTGCATCCTGAACCATTTTCTCTAATACTGGGCGCTTATTTGTCATTGTTCCAGTAAAACAAACGCTTTTATTGCTCAAAGGTCCATCAACTTTATCTTTAATCTTAACTCCGTTATCCAAAATAGACAAAATAAGTTTTTGATTAGCCATTAATCCGTCTGCCAAAAACTTAGCTTTAGTTGGACCAACGCCTGCGACTTGTTCAAAGTGTTCTGCCTTTAACTGACCAAACTTTTCTAATGTATCACAGCCGGCATTCATAATTAACTTAATGGTACTAGCACCAATCATTGTCATACTTAAAGCTCCTAAAAAAGTGTCCAAAGGAATATTTACATCTGACCAAAGAATATCATAACATTTCTTTGCTGACTTGTCACCCATTCTATCTAAATTAGCTAAATCATCTACAGTTAAAGTATAAAGGTCAGCAACATTAGAGACCTTGCCAGACTTAACTAACTTCTCAATAAGAGTGTCGCCCCATTCTAATAAGTTAAGCTCAGCTACCCAGTTCTTAATACGACCAATTACTTGTGCAGGACAAGTATCTACATTAGTACATTGTAGATTCTCTCCATTCATTATAGTAACAGCATTGCATTCTGGACAATGTGCTGGTGGCTTAGCTACAGTTCCTGTGCCTTTAACCAACTCTTCAATCCTGGGAATGACATCATTAGCTCTTGCTACTAAAACTGTAGCACCTACATCTAGACCTAGGTCTTCAATATAAGTTAGGTTATAGATGCTGGCACGAGTTACAGTTGCCCCAACCAGTACTACTGGATCTACTGTGGCTACAGGAGTAATACGACCACTGTTGCCTACTTGCCAAGTAATATCTCTAATGACTGACTCTCTGGTCTCATTATCAAATTTAAAGGCTTTAGCTCCCTTTGGTCTAAGATCTTTGTCTCCAAGAGCTGCTTGATCATCTAAATTATCAAGACGAATAACTAAACCATCAATATCATAGTCTAATTTATCTCGTTTAGTGTCTTGATAGTCTCGCCAAAACTTATTAACCTCATCAGCGGTCTTTGCTAAACACCAAAGAGGAGTTGTTAGACCTTGATGAACTAACCAAGCAAATTGTTCTTGCTCTGCCTGAAACTCAATATCACCCAAAGCTTGATAAAAGAAGATATTTAAGTGCTCTACACCTACACCATCTAAACGTTTAGATACTCCAGAAGCAGCATTTCGAGGATTTGCTTTATCTGAAAAGTGCTTTTGATGAACACTTTTCTTCATAATAATCTCTCCTCTAAGAGAGCCAGTAAAGTTATCTTTTAATTGAGATGGGACGCCACTCATTTTAACAACATTAATAGTAATATCTTCGCCAATTTCACCATCACCACGAGTAATGCCTTGTGTTAACTTACCATTTTCATAAATTACTTCAATCGAAAGACCATCTAGCTTCTCTGTAATTAAAAGTTTTCCATTTGTGGGTAGCGTATCTACCCAAGCAGTTAGTTCGGCTGGCAAATTAACTTTATCTAAAGAGCCCATAGGTATTTGATGCTTAGCCTTCTTCCATTCAGAGGGCAATACTGGGGCACCAATTGCCGTTACAGCTATATTATTTGGATCTAAAGATGATAGCTCAGCTACCCAAGCATCAAAAACCTTATCTGAAACAGATGGCTGTTGATTGTAGTAGTCATTACGAGCCTTAATAATCTTGTCTGATAATTCTTGTATTCTGTTCATGTGAATTACTTGGGTAAGTGCAATGCAGTTAAATGTTGAATTTATAAAATAAACCCGCTGTGGGCTCGGACAATATAAGGGTGTCAAGCCCACCTGTCAAGAGATAGATTATTTTTTAGATTTAGCGGTCTTACTTAGCTGTTTTACGAAGGCATATGGTGGTGCAACACCAGCACTAAAATGACTAGCTGCATCAAGTGCCTTCTTTAATCTTATTTCTGGCTTTAATCCTGCAGTTGAATACAAAGATCCTAATGCTAAGTCCTCGCCACAACCACAAGAAGAGTATTGTAGAGATGGCATAGCCACTTGAAAGTCACCAAAAATCTCATATAAGGTACCATTGTAACCTACTAAAAAGTTACCACCCTCATTGTTATCATGACCACTAGCTTTACCCCAACCACCTTCAGCAAAACACTTTCTAACGCTGTCAATAAAGTCATTAACCATATATTCCATATCGTCTTGCTTTATTGTTTGTTTTGGAGGGCTAAATTTATATCTTAATAATTGACCCATTCTAAAGCTTGTAGTAAACCCCATTATAAATGGACCATTATGAAATACTTTTTCATCTGCCCTTATGGTGATAGATAATCCGCCTACACCAGCACTATCTCCACCAATATACACATTACCCTTTTCAGCAATGCCAACAATACAAGTCATGATTACTCCATATATTTTAAGGTTGCTCTTGCATCTCTATCATTACACTATATCTTTCGACCAATCTTCTTATTTCATCGCGAACCCATTGAACATTGTTTTTAAATTCAGAGGGGCACCTATTAAGCAATTGGTCAAATAAAGGATAATAAATTTCCTTTGTTTCTTGAATTTGTTTCTTTTGAAAGCTAAGAAGCGTTCCTGGAACCATTAAAGACCTTAAATTATCTAATCTATCACAAGCTTTAATAGCTAGAACCTTCCAATTACTACAATTAGCCAACCTTTGATGATACCCCTCTTTAGGGCACTTAGATAGATGTTTAATTATATTGACAGCTTCTATGCCAAAAGAGTGTTCTAACAGTTCGGGAGTCAAATCCAAAGTATCCTCTAGACTGTCATGAAGCAAAGCTGCAATGATCATTGTTTCATCCATAATCTTCATATCATCCATAAGAATAATGGCAACTCTTCTAACATGCTCAAAGTATCTAATTGGCTTACCATTATCATCAAGCTCTTTTCTAGTTTGAGCTCGATGACCAAATTTAGCTAATACATAAGCAAGTTTAATATCCAATTGAACTGCAGGGGAGAAATATGGTTGTATTCTATTTCTAAAAGATTCTTTATTTTCCATTTTTACAAGCCTCTAAACACTCTTTATTTGCGTCTTCTTCAGTTATACCATATTTCCTACACAAGAATAATAAAACACTTCTATCCGTTACTGCTTCATGTCTACAAAAAATACATGAGGTTAAATCTTCATTCCAGCGATTTTTTCCATCTACACTTTGTTTCTTACCACATTCGTTTGAGCAAAACATGCTTTCGCAACCGTTACATGTAAAATAGTATCCACAATCTGGAAATGTATCACTGCAATTTTGACAAGTATAATAATCAACGCCCATTTAAAATCCTTTATTTATTAGTTATAATATATGTATGAGAAAATCTACAATTGCCTATATTAAAGCCGCCCTACGTAGAACTTGGGGCAGAAGCAAACAACGCCAAGGCGCTTTAAATTTAGCCAAAATATCTTATGGTTTATATACTTGTGCTATATGTAAGAAATCAACTAGACGTAAAGACATAAATGTTGATCATATCATACCAGTAGGCAAATTTACTACTTTTGATTTATATATTGAGCGTTTATTTTGCGATACATCTGGCTTAATGGTATTATGTAAATCATGCCATAAAATAAAAACCAAATCAGATATTAATAATATGAATTCTTAGTCTTTAAGAATTATTAGTTTATTAATATAATTTCTATCTAATGAGAAAATTGGAATTTCGTTATCAACTTCCCAACTGGAACGTTCTGCAGAAAATTGTTCGCCAGTTTTAATATTAGTTCCAGTTTTAACCTTGTATTGTTTAATTATACATCTACCACGTTTTTGAGATGTAGGGCAATCATTCCAATTAATACCTTTTTGAAAGCACATCTCTTGCAATTGAGAATTGTTCTTATTATTACATTCTTTATGAGAATAAAGACTTCTAGCTAACATTTGAACTGAATTTCTGGTACAATCTTGTTGTCTCCATAAAAAATAATTACAAACATCATTAACTGGAACTACAAAAGCTCGACTGTCAAAAACTGCCATTTTAGGCTTACCAAAAATAGTGTCAGAAATAGAGGTAAATTTAGCTGAAGCTAAAGCCGAAGATATGCTAACCATTTTAACCAAATTATTATCGAACCATGATTGCGTATTTATTGTTTCATAGTTAGTTAATAATATAGATATTTCATCTGATTGTACATATCCTAATTTTGCTCCCTGAATATTTTCACAAAGATATTTTGCTGTCTCATTCATACAATTGACAAGGTTCTCGTCAACAGGTCTTTTACAACCTTTGGTATAATTATGAAATGATTTGCCATCAACCCTAAGAATAACTGGCATTCTTTGAGGTAATTGTACTCTATAACAATCCTCATAAGCCTTTATTCTGTCGCCTAAACTATCTTTATTTGTCATAATCTTCCTCTAATAATTGCCACCAAGAAATAGAAATGTCATCCCAACTATGTTCTTTTGATAACGCAATCTTATCTTCTTTAAGCCACTTTAAGGGATGTTTATCTATAAGAATATTCATTGGACCATTCCACCCTCGAAAAGTGTCCCAAACATAATAAACTACAAAATATTTTTTATTCATGATTTAGACCAGACAAATTCTTTGTTTTTATAACCAAATAAATCATTATGATTATGACCAGGATCTAATAATTCATAAAGGGCAGCTTCCTCTTCTTCAGACAAATCCTTTATTGGTTTTCCATCTGATTTTCTTGTTTCATATTCTACATAAATAGAACAAGTGTCATCTACATTCCACCCATTGAATTTTTCAATACTATAATCTTCAGTTAAGCACTCAAAAGGTGGTTTCATTGGATTTGAAAAATCATATATTTTGATCTCATAGGGGCAAGCCCAATAACATCCATCTACTGCAATTAGAGTGCGAGAAGGTGATGGAGTCATATCTACCCAACAAAACCCCGCAAGAATTGGAACCCAACTAACTTTTTCACCAGTATCTAATTCTACTACTGTTTGACCTTGAGTATCTTCTGAACACACTAAATAATCATGACCATTTGGATGATTTTCTACAAACGTAAGTGGAAAAGTAGCATAATCTCTCTGAATCTCTGAGATCAATTGTTTATTACTATTTAAATAAACAGAACCCAGAGTATAAACTTTATTTTCTTTGTTTGTTTTGTATTTGGTAACAGTAACAGAATATTTTCCGGAGGGAGAATTTATTACTTCTATGTCATCAAGAGCATTTTCAGGAATAAAATGTGCTGCTTTTTCTGAACGATAAATAGCAATTTTATCCTCAGAAGATATCATCGACTTGTAGAGTTCTTTTTTCATAATTAGGGCTCGTTGTAATATCTTTCAAAAACTGAAATAAATGGTTTATCTTGATTTTTTAATTTAGGAAAGTAATCTCTCCAACCAGTAGATAAAAAGGCTTGTGCTTCATCAATCAAAACTTGATCTGTATATCCTACAGACTTTAATGCTACGAATAAATCTTTTTTGAATTTTGAGCTTAATTTATTAACTAAATAATCCATCTCTTTTCTATAGGAACTATTTAAATAATACATACCATGAGCTACTTCATGTCTAACAGTTCTTTCACTGCCTTTCATGGCTCCAATTAGATAATACTTTTCTTCTTTAAAAGCTTGATGTACAGCCAAGCTATGATTTGGATTATTATAAATTTTATTTTCTATTTTGGAAACAATATCATTCATTGTTTCATCATAACAATTCCAATCACTGCCAATTGAACTAATACATTTATTTAAAATTTTTGAAGGTATATTAAATCCAACCCAATCTGTAGGATAAGTAAAATTTCCTTTGCCATGAAATCCAGAATACCATTTCATGAAAGTAAATATATCAAAATCTTTATTTCTAAATTTTGGATTAGGTGATTCGTAATATTCTTGATATCGACAAAATGTCATACACATGTCATAAGAATCTTCAAACTCTGCTAAAAATATTTTAGGCTTTACTTCTTTGATTTTATATTTAATTTTCATACAAAGCTCTTTAATCGTAAGTATTTTTGATTCAAAACATCTACTTCTTTTTTTGACAAAATTGTATTTTTGTCATCTTTATTAACAGTATAATTATCATCTTTATGATTATAAAGAACGAAAAATCCATATTTACTCAAATAGTCAGTTCTAGCTTTTAATTTTCCATTTGAATGATAGCCTCTTGGTTTCCATTTTATTTTAATTCCAAGCTTTAAATTACTGCCCGACCTTTTTTGAGATAAATCAATTTCTGATTTGGGAATTCTTTTTAGCTGATAAATGCTATAGAAATTCTTAGTAGCTTTCTTTGAAAAATGCGGAGCAAAACTTTTTGATTTATAACTATTCTTAATTTCAGAGACAGGTACAATATTATACTTTTTTCTTAATCTAAGAAAAGCTTTTGGACTAATTCCTAATTTTTCTGCGCATTTAATTGTACTTAAAATTGAATCTTTCATATGAATAATGGCATAATCAATATTAATGTCAGGATTTTCTTCTAAAAACTTAGTAATAGCAATTTTTGCCTTTTCACTTTCTTTGGTAAGAAAATCTTGCTTTAATAGTTTTTTTGCATATCTTTTTCGTTCAGTTTCATCATCTGATATAATTAAAAATTCATCCATAATTTAAACTCGAAAATCTTGGCTCTGCCAAGCCAGTTCCATAAATCCAATTAAAGTTACTAAATTGTCGTATACCATATGATCCAATTTCAATATCATTTATTGATAAATCAACGCCTTCATTTGTTTTTGAAGATTTTATTGTTTTGGTACATAAAGAAGATAACGTCCTTTGTGCATCAGAAATAACATTCATTAAATCAAAATAATCAAACTTATAACTATTGGAATAATTAATCAGTTCAACTTTAAAAAAATATTTTTGATGATATTGATCTATTTCATCGTCTCTAAAGCATGGTGAAGCGGCAACATATTTACCATCTTTTAATTCGCCAGCTAAAATTAAATGTAAAAAAGACTGTTCTGCTGAACCTACTAAATAATCATTATTTATATGAAAAGGTTTTTTGCCTGGTGGCAAAGTAATATTAACTATTTTTTCAGTAGTAAACCAAGGAACATCTATATACTTGTAACCTAAATCTTCGTATTTTTTAATACAATTAGATATCAAGTGATAATCAATCATTTCCTATGTCCGCTAGTAAACGCTCTTTTGGTGGCATCAGACATCTTCTTTAAATCATCCATAGAACAATTGTAAGAAGAAGCGACAGCCTCCAAAGCTCCATATAAATCTGATAGCTCTACTAAAGCTAATATTTTATTGTTTTGTAATTCGGCATCCACCAATTCATCTAACTCTTCTTGAATTTTAGAAGATTTGCCGAGAATACCCTTTTTAATTTCAGTTAGGTGATATCCTATAACTTTTATTTCCATAAATTATCTTTTAATTGGTCGGCGTTTTTTAACGAAATTTTTAATTTCGTTAATTCTTTTTCAAGAGCTTTTTTATTTTTAGACATGGATAAAACTTCTGCTTTTACTTCTTTTTTCTGAAGCCTATATGAATCTGTTTCAAATTTTATGTAGTCTTTTTGTTCTTTAATTCTTTCTTTCAAATATAGTACTTCATCTTCAAAATAATCAATAATATATTTATAAATATGATTTATTTTTACACCACTTAAAACAGGATACAATAAATCATACTCTTTTGTTTCTTCTTCTATTTTTACTTTTTTAGTTATTTTTTTCATGTTAAAACTTGCAATTTTTTGATTATTTTGGGTCGTTCACTTCTTTTCATTGGCCAAAGACCAATTACTGTTTCTGTATTTGGTTGAAGCTCGGTTAAACCCGCATCAACAACGATTATTGAGTTGTTGGGTAACTCGTTTTTGATTTTAACCCATTCTTTTTCATCTGATTTAAGAACCACTTTACGAAAAGAACCGGCAAGCCATTCAACAAAACTTAAGTAACTTTCATATGAACTTTTATCAATCCAACCAGAATTCTCAATATCTTTTTCAAAATATTTAATATATAATGGCAAATATTTTAAAGTGATCATTTGGCTAGCATGAGCGCATTGAGCACAAGCTTTACCAATACTCATTTCTAACTCTTCTCTTACTATTAAATACATAACAAGAGGGTCCGCTTGTTCAGCCCTTGCTTTAATAGCTTCTGGTGTTTCGTGGTTTTCCATTTCACTATCCTAATCATTTAAAAATGTGCAGTCAAGACCACACATTTTTATAAAATTCAAACTACACTTTTTCTAACAATATATAGTGATTTCTTTGCTCTAGTAGCAGCAACATAAGCAATATTTGCCTCTTCATTTGGTTTTTCAATAAACTCTAACTTATCATCTAACCATTGCCTAAAAGTCCATCTTAAAATGAAGACATTATCTCTTTCTAATCCTTTTGCTCTATGAACAGAAGATAGAATAACTATATTTTTTTCATCAGTATCATCAAATAAATGATCTATCTTTTCAGAAACTTCTTCTAATGTCTTGTGTTCTTCACACAAAGACACTAAACATTCATATCTATCTAATACATTATCTGTATTTATTTTTTTAGATATCAACTTTTCAACTTCTTCATCTTTCCAGCATTCTAACCATTTTAAGAAAGCAGCCATTTGTTTCTTTTTAGATTTCTTTATTAAGTAGTTGAGTTGTTTTCCAACATCTCTGCCACGAATGTTAGCTTTAATGCCTCTCTTAATTAAAAGCATACATATTTTAATCATTGGGGCATTAGTTCTTGATAAAATAAAGGAACCAGGCTTTACAATGTCATACATTTTGTCTGTGGTAATATCAGACACTTCACCATCTATTGCTGTTTCTGGGCAAGTAATATCTGGCACCCATTTTTTAGCCAAATCAATAACTGATCGAGGACAACGATAAGATATTGGTAATTGTAATGATTTAGTTGTCTCATCTTTTTTAATAGAATCAACTACTGTACTATCGGCGCCGCGCCAAGAATAAAGCGCTTGATTAGGATCCATAATAACAATTATTCTACCAGAATTAGTTTTACTGGCTTTTTTAGCCATTACTAACTGAGATTTATTTAAATCTTGTGCTTCATCTACATAAACATAGTCATACTGACCTAAAGGTAAATTATATACAAACGGCAACCAACACATATCATTAAAATCTATTTTATTAGTTATAGATTTACTTTTGCCTAAAGTATTAATAACTAATTTAATAAATTTATCGTCATCCATTTCACAAGTATCAATTCCAAAATTAAGAATTAAATCTTCAATTTGCTTAGGCGTATCTGAAAGTGTATATTTGCAATAAGCAACAGTATCACAAATATTATTTATAAGATCGTAATTTGTTTTTTTATCTAAAGTTTCAGAAACAATATCAAATACTTTATGATCATTTAACTCAACATTACCAAAACGTTGTTTAATAGCCCTATATCCTAAACTATGAAAAGTAAAAGTTTCAATATAAGAGGGACTACGAGATCTTAGTTCTTCTTGAATTATTTTATTAAATGCTAATGCTAAAGTTTTTTTACCTTTTGGCACATATTTAAAGCTTTCAATGGCTGAAGTGGTTTTTGAACTACCAGCATAAGCTTCTACTATTAAATGTCCTGTATCTTTGGCTATACTTTTAAAAATAGCTTTTTGATAGTCTGACCAATTATGTTTAACATTTACTTTAACAAGATATGAATTATCTGGTTTTTTAGGCGGATATTTCTTATACATTTATTTACTTATCCGAATTTCTTTCATAATTAGTTTCTAGGAAAAAATAATGAATTAGATCTGTTATAAAGCTGGCTATCTAACTCTATTAATTTATCAAAATCTTCTACCGAATAAAATTTTCTATCTATCTTTTTGATTCCATCTCTGGCTCCAAATAAAGCTCCAACTATTGCGGCAGTAGTGTCGGTATCACCACCAGCTTTAATTGCAGCAAGCACAGCATCGTGATAATTATCAAATTTCAGAAAACAATATAATGCTGCGGGCACAGTTTCTTGTACATTAGCCTTTGTCCCCAATACTCTTAAAGCTTGTGGAGGAGTAATATTATCTGCGTTAATTAATGCATCCAAACTAGAAATTGTTTTTTTAACTTTACAGTCTGGTAAATTTTCACAAATTTTGTCTAAAAGATTTTCAGTGTTACGATTAACGGCATAAGCTGCTGTTAATGCAATAGCAATAGCTCCAGCTTCAGCATCTTCTGAAACATGCGTAATTGCTGAATCTATTTTTACTGCAGCAATTAATTGTTTAAAATCATTTCTAAAGTAAACTCCAAATGGAGCTGCACGCATAGCCGTTCCATTACCTAAAGAGCCGGCAATCCCAGATTCATTCCAATGTTTACCACTTTTAAGAGCTTCCATAGCTAACTTTGTTGTTTTACCATAACCTCGTGCAACGCCAGAAAAAAACCAATCTTGATATCTTGCAGCTAAATCGTCTGGATTAAATCCAGAATTTAATATTAATGATTTAGCAACCAAAATAGATAGTTGAGTGTCATCTGAGTATTGACCTGGTTCTAAACCATGATATTTACTTCCAAGATAAGTTGTTCCATCCCAATCTAAAAGAAGAGGATTATTTATCAAAAAAGTTTCAAATGGAACACCTAAAGCATCACCAACAGCTGTGCCTACGAGTACATTACACATATTTTAATCCTTAACTAAAAGTTTTAATTTTCCACATTCTATACTCTTCTTCTGTAAAGAATACTTTATCATCAACATGCCATTCTTTATAACCATTATCATCTTCCACGGCTGGTCCATCAAGACGGTAATATACATCATTTTGAAGCCAACATCTATATTGTCCTTCTAAAATTATAGCCGGTCCATCTTCTCTGTGATATTTTCTATTTTTAACATAACAAATAGCGCCATCATCTCTAATATTAATTCCATCTTTCATTTTATAAGAGTTTTTCATTTGTTACCAAAATGTTCTTAACTTAAGAACTCTTTCAAATTCTTCTTGAGATGAGCACGGAATCTTTTCATCCCAAATAAACCATTCTTTACCACCATCAGCAAATTCTGATGCAGGACCATCTAATCTGTGAAGCATATGATTTTGCATCCAAAACTTATCTCCATTATCTTCTATTATGGCTGGACCATCTTCTCTATGCAAAAGTCCATTTACATAATAAAAATGAGCTCCGTCTATTTTTCCAACTAAGCCAGTCCAACCACGCATTTAATATCCTGCCATATCTGGAGGAACATCCCGCAAATCTTCTATGGTTCTTAATGTTCGAGAATTTTCGTCTTCCATCCAACTATTCATCTCATATCTATATTCTTTATATGATTCCCATTTATCTTTTTCTGGTAACCAAAATTCATTACAGCATTCATCACTTAATTTTCCATCCGTCATATAGCCTAATTCATTTTGAAAAACAGAAAAAACATAAGGCATCCAATTATTATGAGGGTGTTTGGCACCTATTTTTCTAGGACTACGAATATAGTAATTTATACTATCCCAATTATTTTGATAGTTTATGCTCCAAGCACTTATATCGTCCACAATATTTAGCTTTCCATCAAATTTTGATTCATTAATTTTTTGAAGCAAGGAAAACATATTATAAGACCTAATATGCTTTTTAGTTGTAATAAAAGCTATGTTGCCCATTATTTAGGAGCTACCTTTCTAAATTCAGTCATCATAGAATTAAATATTGGCTGATACTTTTCTTTATATGAAACCCAACCTTCATTAGGATCAGTGTAAATATCTTCCCATAAATGATTGCTGGATGTATAATCAATAATTCTTTTATGAACAGCTATTTGAGTTCCAAAGTCAATAATTCTTAATGAATGAAATAAAGATTTTTTAGCAATATAAATATCGCGATCTTTTTCCACTTCAAATTTTTTCTTAGCTTTCACAAAAGAATGCGATGATTTTTCGCTAATTGTAGATCTTAACATGTCTATATGGAGGGAAAATTTGTATTTTTTATTCTCTAATAATAAATATTCCGAGGGTAAAAAATAACATTCCAGTGCAGCTATTTTGTGCCTGGTTAACAAATCTTGAAATGATGAATCATTATAGGAATGAATAGATAAATTGTCTCTAGTAATAGCAAATTCATCTGATACTGTTCCGTCTTTAAAAACAACAATAAAATCATGGTCTGATTTTTCATTAGCTGTTTTGTAAACTTGACTTCCGTAAGGGAAAATGGTTAAGACGTTTGATGCATTTAAACCAAACGTCTTAATTATTGTTTCAGCATTAATCATCTATCCCAGGGACCAGAGCTTATATATGGTCTTTTAGCTGTATGTTCTAAATGAGCCTTAACAGCAGGAGTCATTTTATTTTCAAGAATAGGTATGCTGTCTTTACAGATTGGACACTTTACATTAAATGTATAATATATACTTCCAGCAAACCTATCATTATCTTCATGACATTGAGAAGAAATGTCACTAATAACAATTTCAAGAAGAGCCGTACATTTACATGTAACTTCTGTTGACCAACTATCTAATTCGGGTGCCTTTAATACTTTCATAGCGCCATTCTGTCTCTACATTCAGCGAACGTAGTGTGATAAGTAATATCTCCCATTTCAAAAACAGTATTCATAATGCTAAGAGGATGACATTCTTCATTTACTCCAATGGAGACTGTTTTAATTTCACCATCTGGAAGCTTAATAGTGTCAAGGCGACCCGCTTTTGATTTCTTTCCAGGATCAGTGATTGGATCTTTAAGAACATCAATTGAGACGCCTTTTGCTTCAGCAAACGAACACTTAAAAGCAAACTTCTGTGTATCACGATTAACATCTTGCAATAAACCGCCACCAGAACCTAACGCAATATTAGATGCACTCCAACCAAGATCAACTACTAATTGAAGAATATCTTTCATTGAACGACGGTTAATGCCATCACCCCAAATAAGTCTCAAATATGAAGGTAGAACTTTGTATCCCTTACTATTAACAGTAATAGATCCTGATGGCAAGTTTTGCTCAAACAATTCCAATATTTTAGGAAGAACTTCAGATGGTTTACCGCTATCTGGTCTTACTACTAAAGTGCCCCCTGAATTAGCAATTAAGTTTCTTACCTCATCATCACGACTTACTAGTGTAGTAAAATCATAGATATTGTAGCTGTCACCAACACAAGCAGACACTTTAGGTACACCAGGAATATTTGGAACATTAACCAATGTTTCAGTAATCCAATCAATAAGTGCTTGACGTTCACCAGCACGACCAAAAATAGTCATGGTAGAATGTTCAGTAGCACAAATCGAGAATCCTGACATATCACAATCATAGTAGTAATTGGCAAGCTCAACACCCGCTAAAGTATCAGAACCAAAGAAGCTCAACAAGTGAGCCATACCGCCCAATTCGGCTTGCTCAAAGCAGGTTACTCCTCTAGATCCGAAATCATGATGCTTAAATCCAATTTCGAGATCAGTATTATCGGAAGTCATATCTAAGAAGTGCTTCCAAAGTTTCTTGACTGAACGACTTGCAATTGCAATAGTAGAAGGATACCAAATTCTAGATAATAAAGTCTCTAGCCAATTGACAATCCAAAAACAATCTTCGTCACAACACTCAATAGTTAATAGTGCAGTTGAAACTGGAACTATCATACCTTCAGGAATAGATCTAATTCTAACTGGAAACTTACCATTATATTTGTTATACATGGCTTCAAATCCTGGACGATTGAAAGGGACGCCATGTTTAGCTGCAAGCTTTTCTGCACGATCAATGTCCTTTCTCTTAAATCCTTTTGCAATGTATCTATGTAATGCTACTTGTAGGGCTGAAATAGTAGAAACATCAAATTCACCACCACGAGACTCTAGATAACTAAACATTCTAGTTACGCCAGCCTTCTTATATAAAATAAAATGGCTAAACTTGTAACTATCAGTGTCGGTAACGTTGCTATGTTCTAAGTCTTCTTTTCTTGCGATTACTGTTCTCATTTCGTACTCTCCGTATTGTTAACTTCTTTTCTCTCTGAAAAGATTATAGTTTGTTTGTGAATGAACTAATAATGTGAAAATGATCTTCAAAAAATTCATCTTCACGGTCCTTGACTTCGTTCAAAGGAAGCCAAAAAGCTTTTTCTGCATCATCAGAACCTTTTACTTTTGGTAGGGTTCCGGAACCTAAATCAATTAAAAATGCGTGAGTAATTGTTCTCCCACGCAATGAACGATTTTTGGCATCAAAAACTTCAGAATATGTAATGCAGGCTCGAAGTTCATCTTTAGACATTTTAATAGCAGTCTCTTCTTTTACTTCTCTTAAAACAGCATCTTCAATTAGCTCTTCTTGATCTAAAAATCCACCTGGTAATGCCATTTGCCCTTTACCAGGATTACCCTTACGCTTCACTAAAAGTACGTGTCCAGATTTAACAATTACAGCATCTACTGTAACAAAGATTGGTTTAAATGGGGCGCCTTCCCATGCTGCCTTATATTTCTTGACATAATCAAAGTCACTTTTTAAGGTTTGAAAGATTGGAGTGTCTTGAAATTCTTTCATCATCTTAGCTACATTTTCGTGAACGAAACGAGAATAAGATGTATCATATGTAAAATAACGATGTCTAATATCTTCCGCATCATGATGCGGCTCAGTAGTTTTAACTGGGATTAATTCCCATTGCGGGAACAATTTAAGATATTCTTTATTATACTTTTCTCTACAAACCAAAGAAACATTCTTTGATCCATTTAAAATGGGAGTCATTTTTTCTAATAATTCAGTTACCCAAATTGTATCACTATAAATGTGATCTCGTAATGGAACAAATTTAATACGAACCTGATCTTCGACAGAAAGAGTTGACTTAATCATCTCAATGCGTTGCTCGACATTCCATGAAACTTCAATGTTTCTTGCCTTTTTAGCTGAACCAAGGACAACAATAACTGTTTCTGCTTGATTTAAAGCTTCTTGAAGAATAGCAGATTGACCATTATGGAATGGACTAAATTGACCAATAAATACACAAAATTCAAAATTTTTCATTAACATTCTCCATGTTGTCTAAATTATAAAGTTCCCTCTCTGGGAACATGAACCTATATAACAGATTCAAACATATGTTTAAGTAGTAGTAGTAGTAGTAGTAGTAGTAGACCCTCTACACTTAGTATACATTTTTTAAAATTACTGTCAAGAGCGACAGATAAATTAAGTAAATAAAAGATATTTTTTAATATCAAACAATTCTTTCGCAGGCTCACCAGTTTTAGACATATTTAAATAAGCAGAACAATCTTGTATTTTTAATGCTAAACCATATGCATCAATTTTTGAGTACCCCGATGGTGGAGGAACCTTGCCAACATATTCTAAAAATTTAGTTTTTATACTTTTTAAAGTTGCTGCATTTAATCTCTCAATAATATCACTACCTAAATCTAATTGATCTATTTTTTCAATAAAATTATGAGATTTTTTAAAATTAAACCTATAATAATTATTAAAGTCATCCATCTCTTTAAGGTTTTTTTCTAACTCTTGAAACTTATATAATGTATAGAACAGCATGCAATTTTTAATTGGTCCTTGTTCAAATTTTAAATATTCATCATCTTTTAGTCGAGCCATAGAATAATAAGTATTTGTAATATTACTTGGGCAAGAATATTTTACGGAATCAACATACCCTATAAAAATGGCAGGTTCTTTTTTACGAGTCTGATAAACTCCTCCAACCTCTAGTGTCTTCTTCTTTATTGGTTTCAAATCTTTTTTAGATGAAAACTCTATAATTAATCTATGTACTTCTGATCCTTTACGGATTAATTTCATTTGGGCTCCAACTTTTGCCCACACAAATTCACCATTAAGAATTCCACCTGGACTAACTCCAGACTTAAGCATAGTATCTAGGACAACATCTTCTCTTACATCTACGTAAAATTTATCAATTAATGCTTTATATGCACGACCGCCGCCACTTCTTTGCTCTATTGAAAGTAATTTAATATTCGTAATAGAATCATTGTTTACGGTTTCTATTATTGGTTCAGGCGGTGTTGGCGCGGTTTTATCTTGATAATGAGCTCTTCTATAGTTATTTTTTGCCCAAGCTTTGGCTGTAGACATTCCTTTATCATCTACAGAATCTACAGGAAACGCAGGAGTAACTTTTTCTTTTATACCGTTAACATTGGATCCCCAATTAATATCCCATTCACACCCAACATTAACTTCTTGTTCTGCAGAATAAACATAGGAAATTTTTTCTGGCACATACCCTACTGCAACTTTTGAATTATCCATCTAATATTTCCTTAACTTTTTTTGAAAACTCTAAAAAGCTATCGACTGTACCTATTTTTTTAATAGCTTCTTCTTTTGAATCTTTAAAAACAAGACCAATCTTTTTTTTATAAAGATTGTAAAATCTCTCATCAGTACAAAAATATTTATAAAAAGTTTCCCAAGCTTTAACTTGTATTGAATCTACCGTATCATATTGATTCAATAATAAACAAAAGTGTAATGCTTCATTATTATATTCACCACCATAATAAGTGCGGCGCTTCAACTTCATAAAATCATATTCTTTAAATAAGATTTCTATTTTTTCTAATTTTGAAATATCTTCCATAATAAAAAGGCGCCAATTGGCGCCTTCCTTTTAATAATAGTTAAATTTTATATTCTTGCATAAGATGGTTGTGTTTGAGTTTTTGGAAAAGCAACCTTTTTATATTCACCAATTCTAGGAGTAGAGCCAATGCTCATAAGTTCTTGTTGATCGCCAGGAAATCCTGAAGCATGTGATACTGCTGAGTGAGTTTCCTTTAGTTTAGCTAATAAATCATCCCACCAAAGATACTTTACTCTAATAGTTTCAGCAAAATAAGGTTCTTTTAAACCTGTAGTATAAGTAATTTTTTGTTCAACATGTTGCCCAGCGCCTACTCCAGCAGCAGATTCAAATAAAGATTCATTATCAGCAACTGTAGCATTCATAGAATCCATTGCAGCCGTACTTGAATTTACACAATTGGAAGTTAATATTGTTCCACTGGAACTGAAAGTGCCTCCGCCACCATAAATTTGGTTGCCACCAAGTGTCCAAGAATCATAATATGGATAACCCCAGCCCCAATAATTATGATTAACTATTCTTGTTGGTTCCTTATATCCTTCACGAAAAACAGCTACAGCAATAATTCCACGACTACTCATATCTCCATGAGTATGAGCTGCTACACTATTTCCGGCATGAGTAAATATAAACTCAGCTCCACCATTTTGAGTTTCTGGCCAAGCCTTTAATGTAATAGTGCCTAATGGTTCAACTACCCACATTTGTTTAATAACTGTAGTGTCTGCAACATCTCCTGTTAAAATATCAGTTCCATCAATAGAAACTTTTATTTGAACTCTTTCATAAGTATTATTTTTAAATTTTATTTCGAAGGGTTCATTGCCCCAAACCCCAATAGTTTCAATGCCTTCAACAGCATATTTTTTTAAAGCCTTATTTTTGAATTCGGGCAATTGACTAACTACATCTACACTGTAACTTGAATTTTGAATATACACCTGGGTCTCCTTAAATTAATTAACCTCAACAGAGTATATATCATAAATTTCATAGATCATATCATGATTTATCTTTTTTATCACTTTAATGATATTAAACGTATTATTTACGCTAATTTAGTAAATAATGATTCATCACCTTTGCAGTGTTCTTTTAATAGATTTAGCCATTTATTAGATTTAACTTTAAACATAATTGGCATTTTAGTTTTTTTGTCATTAGTTCCTTTACAAACAATGCCTTCCAGGGTCATGTCTTTTAAAGTTGACTGTTTAACGCTATCAAATAGCTCTGCTGTTACGTTTCCTTGATACAGGACTTTAGGTATGTCTAGGCTGCCAAACAAATTTATAAATTGTTCTGGCTCCATTATGCCTTGCTTATAAGGGTTGACGTCAAGCAGAATTACTGTTTGGTCTTCGTTTTCTGAATGTAATCCAGCAAAAGAGCTTGGTCCATAGAATTCAAAGAAGCATAAAGCATCTTGATAGCGTTGTTCTTTAAAGATTCTTGTTAAATCATCACTATATTTTTCTTGAATCAAATTAATTGATTTTCCCAAAGGTTTATTTGAGGAATCAATTAGCTGAGTTCTACTTCCAAATTTATAAAATCCTTTTTTATAATTCCATTCAGCTCTAATATTAGATCCATCTAACTTATCAAAAGCATAAATATATGTATCTTGTCGAACATCTTTAGTTATTGAAGGATATTGTTTCATACAAATGCCTTTAGTGTATCTGGGATGAATGGAACTATTTTATACCATTTATAATTTCTATATTCACTTACATGTTCTTCACAAGCACATTTTTCATCAAAAGTATCACTGCCATGAAGTATAGTATAAATAGCAGAATTTATACAGTCTTTAACTGCATTACACTTTCTATTTTTATAAGCTTGAGAAAATCCGCCCGACTGCCTCCATTGTTCATATTCATAATTTGTTTTATCTAACTTATAATCAAATTCAATAGCATCAGCCCTATTATCAGATAAGGCTGGAGGAATTACAAAATTATTAAACATGAGTCTTAAACAAAATTCACAAATAGAAAATCTATATATGACATCATCTGTTAAATGTGTAGAACTATAATCTCCAACAACCTTTGCTCTACTAAGACCATTAGGAAATTGCCAATTTGGATCTGATTTAGGTGGGTGCATTCTGCTCCCACAATTATTGCATAAATGTTCTTCAGGATTCTGAATTTTACCACGACCAGCACAACAAGGACAAGATTCCTTAATTTTTTTCTCTTGTTTCCAATCTTCGCAAAATTCACAATCTATAAAATTCATAATACACCAAATAAAAAAGCCGCATAAGCGGCTTTTTGAATTACTTATTATTTAATAATTAACTAATAACACAAAGAAGACTATCTTCTCTAACTAACAAAACAGTTTCTCCATTAACACTAGCTTCTTGAACACCATGTCTATTAAATGATACTCGATCTCCAACCTTAACCTCTAAAGGAACAATTGTTCCATTTTCAGCAACATAACCTGATCCAACAGCTAAAACAGTTCCTACAGCAGCTTTATCTACACTTGCCACTAAATGGATGCCTCCACTGGAAACTTTATCGCCTTCTTCTTTTGTCACAACAACTAAATCTCTAATTGGTTTAATATTCATTGAAACTCCTTGCATCAACTATATCAAAGAGTTTCGCTTTCAATTATTTTAATAATTTCTTCAAAAGAAAATTTTATCACTTTCCGCGTATAAGTTTCTTTTGAAGAAATACTAACTAATGCAAAATAAGAATCAAAATTTGCAGGATTGACTTTTAGAATCAAACAAGATTGAGATATAATATTTTCTGGAATTACTTTTTCTATATCAGAAATACAATTTTCTTTAGCAATATTAAGAATTTTAATTTTTAAATTACTATAATATAATTTTCTATATTTATCTATTTTTGATGTGGACCAATTAAAGTTTTTGCAAAATTTGAAAAAAGGTTTATTGTCTCTTTTATTATTACAGTCTTTACATGCAACAGTTAAATTCGTTGTATTAAATGTTCCCTTTTTACAAATGGGAACAATATGTTCCATAGTTACTTCTGTTAACAATAACAAATTTTCACAATAACAACATATTAGCCCGTCACGATCAATAACTTTTTGTCTAATTTTTTTTATTCTGGATCTTTCAGGCAAATGAATTATCCCTTAAGTGAGAACAATTATTCAAATAGCGAACTTTCCATCCTTCATGATCAAATGATAACTTGGATACAGATGTATTATCTACACTAATTTTCCAAGTTATACTCTTATCAAAACCCATAATATGATGCAGTAAACATTTAATTGTCATACCATGAGTAAAACAAGCCAACTCTAATGGCTTGTTAGAGTCAGACATTTTTTTATCTGAAAGGGTTAAGATTTCGTTATTAAACATAATAAAATCATCTAGCCATTTAGTAGCTCTTCTTTCAACGGCATTTAATGATTCTCCATTGGGCGGAGCAAAAGCATTAGTAAAGTATCCCATTGACAATTTAATGTCTGGAGTTACGGTTTCTTTACGTGATGTTCCTTTCCAATCACCTGCATCATATTCTCTTAAATCATCAGCTAATACAATATTTTGGTTACCAAAATATGAATTAACAATTTGTGCTGTATACAATGCCCTAGTATAAGGTGAAGAGAATATTCTATCAAACACAATACCATCTGATCTTAATTTAGATCCTAATGCATTACTTTGTGATTCTCCTAATCTTGTTAATGGAACCTCTGGAGTTTGCCCCATTCTATCTGGATCAACATTTGATTCAGATTGACCATGTCTAATTAAATATAAATTGAATGACGGAAAGTTTAACATTTATTACTCTTCTTGAATGTTTAATTTATTTGATAAATAATACTTTTAACAGTTGGTCGATCGACCAATTGTAAGATGCAGCCCAAATTTTGGAATAGGAGATAATCCAAGATTAATTCTTAAATCATTCAAGAATGGGCAATTTACCTTGAGCCAAAAATATTCTGAATTATCTTTAACCTCACCATCATATTCAAATTCAATAATTTTGTTATTTATTTTTTTACACAAATACAAATTTTGAATTTTTTCTCCTCTTACAACACTAATGTGAGATCCTAATACAGGTCTTGCTAATTTACCATTATAATTATTATTTAAATAAGGATATTGTAAAGTAAATAAATGACGATAATATTTGCCAATTTCATCATCACACATTAAAACTAACCAATTTTTGGTTGATCCTAAGTGGCTAGATGGTTCATATATTAATTTACCAATAGATTTCATAAATATTTAATGCTTTGTTGGATCGGGAAGTTGGGCTCGAACCAACACTTACCATATTCAGAGTATGGAGATTTGCCTATTAATCTATTCCCGAGTAATTTCTTTAATGAAATAATATTAGTATCTATCAGACTGCAACTTTAGTCTACTTACAGCTTGTTGTGGCGAAAAGAAATTATGAATAGGTCTTCCAATCAAAACCCAGTTAGCTCCATTTTTCAATGCAAAATTAATTGGTTTTACTCTTAAATGATCATTAAAATCTTCGCCAGGCTCTCTAATGCCAGTAGCAATAATTTGTGCGTCTTTAAAATATTGTCTAGTTAACTTTACTTGTTCCGCCCCACACATAAAATTTTTAACGCCACCTTCTCTACTAACTCTTAAATTTAATTCTATAGATCTTGGACCAACTCGACCATCTCTTCCACCAAAAGAATATAGATCTCTTGTTTCTATTGAATTCATAATGCCTACACCAACAATACCAATATCATATATTGCGGCAGCATTAACAGCAGTTTTACACATATTTTTCCCGCCAAAACAATGGATTGAAAGTAAATGAGGATAATGATATCCGGATAATTTCTGACCTAATATATGAATAGTTTCTTGAACAGAAGAAGGCATATCATTTAATTTTAAATCTAAAAATAATGGAATAGAAAATTCTTTGCTTAAAGACAAAGCTTCATCACCATATTTCAACAGCATTTGAGAAGATATTTGTATCATCCCAATATCTTCTCGAACATCACTCAATAAAGATCTAGATTTTTGTAGATCATTTTCTAATGATAAAATAATTTTACTCATCTTAAAAATACTTAAAAGTTATTTGATTCTTCATGTATACAGTAAGCCATATCTTTCAAATCACATACTTCATTAAAGGTAAGTTCAGCTTTAATCACACGAACACCCTCATCAGTTTCAATAATAATATGTGCTATATTCATAGCATGAAGCTTATTAGAAATTGTAGTTAGATTATAACCAGCTTTAGGTTCAACAACATAATTCATTAAGAACCTAAAAATGGGTGCCAGCCCAAAACACTTTGCCAAAAATCACAAAAATCTTTAGAGTTTTGGGTAACTAAATCTTTTGTATATGCTTCTTTAAATAAAGAAATTTCATTAAAGTATATATCTTTATTTTCTCTTAATTCATTAATTTGATAAGCAATATATGCCGAAGCAATTTTTGCATCCCAATTAATTGCTAATGATAGAAGGTACTTAGATCTCTTTAGCTCTACCTCATTTTTTTCTAATTTTTGAAAAAGTGAAGATAAAAGATCTGTTAATTTATCAAAATAAATAACAGGGTCTCTAGTTCCAATACTTTCTTTCATTTCTTCTAATAATTTTTTATGATTCATTTGTTTTCCTGTGACGCCCAAAACTCTTTATAGTAAGTAATTTGATTATCTAAATCTAAAGATTCATTCCTTAAATGATGCCAAAAACTTTCTATAATAATTCCAGACATATCATCTGCATGATGAATACCTAAGTTATTAAAAAATTTAGTCATGGAACCATGACTCCATAAGTCCCAATTATTACGAATCCATCTACCTAAACCATTATGTAATCTACATAATTCATCTTTTTGCATATTTAAAATTTCAATTTGATCTTTGATTGACAAATCTTCTTTTAATAGGACAAAAGCTTCTTCTAGATTAGATGGATTATTCATTACATTAACTTTGCAACTTCATCAGCTAAACCAATTTTTTCTTTTACTATACCTTCACCAACTTGACATCTAATCATATTAGCTACAGTAATATCTCCACCAATCTGCTTAGAGACTAAAGCAATAACATCTTTAACAGAAGATTTTGGATGTAACACAGATTCCTGTTCTAATAAACAGGATTCAGAATACCACTTATTAAACTTGCCAGTTAAAATCTTTGCCCAGGCAGTTTCTGGTTTATTGGCTTCTTTTAATTGAGTTTCAAAGATAGCTTGCTGCCTTTCTTTAACCTCGGGCAATACATGCTCGGCTGAAATTGCTACTGGACTCATTGCGGCTACTTGCATAGCTAAATCATTTCCAAGAGCAATAAATCTTGGGTCGCTTGCCGCCTCAACAGAAGGAGCTTGCAAAGTAAGAATAACTCCCAATTGATCTCCATTATGAAGATAATGAAATACTTTGGCTGTTGGATCAATTACTTCTTCTACCCACCATCGACGAACAACAATATTTTCTTTGGTAGATGAAGTTACATTTTCAATAGCAGCAGTAGTTATATTGTCTTTACCATCCCATGTTTGATTGTTAGTTACTGCAACAACTAAGCCTTGCATAGCTATATTAGCTAATGATTGAAATTGTTCGCTGCGAGCTACGAAATCAGTTTGACAATTTACTTCCAACATAGCAATAGCATTTGTATATGGTAATGATCTTATTACCACTAAACCTTCTGATGCTATTCTACCAGAACGACCAGAAACAATGTTTTTTCCTTTGACTTTAATAATATCAATGGCTTTTTCTAAATCATTTCCAGATTCTTTTAAAGCATCAATACAATCCTTCATCCCAGCTTGGGTAAATTCACGCAATTGTTTAATTAGTTCTGCCGTATTCATATTATAATCCTCTGTACCCTTAAGTTAAATTTTATAAATTAGGTGTCAAGGGGCACTAATTTTAGAAAAAAGTTTTGAGCTGACTTACCTTATAAAGATCTTTAACTATTTGACAAGCAGTAGAAATCGGTATATTACAACCAATATAACTAGCTTGAACAAGCTGCCGATTAGTTTTGAAAGAAAAGCAATTTGCCCAACTAAAATATGAAAGTCTATTATCTTTTAATGGTCGGATCATTGAAATAATGCCGGCTTCATTATAGTCAGATATACTTATTTGAATTGATTCGTAGTCTATGATACATTTTAGTTTTTGTCTTGGATAACAAAAACTATGTTGTCCTGCTCGAAATTCTATTTTAAAATTATTTATTTTTAACGATTCAAAATTATCTGCAAATAAATTGTCTTGCACTCTATTTAAAGCACTCAAACATTCTTTTACTTCATTTAAATTTAAAAAATTCATAATATAATTAAGACGACTAAGAGCGATAAAGTTTTATCATAAACAAAAATGTTTAACTCAACCTTATCTACATTCGTCTTATGGTGCGGGTGAAAGGACTCGAACCTTCGGTGTTTTTATTTTCAGTTTGGAAAACTGACGCAATCGCCACTATGCGACACCCGCATTAATATTATACTTTATTATTGCTTAATTATCCACTTAGAGTTGTTAAAATTACCAAATTCTTGAATAGCTCCATAAATTTCTTGTACTATACTAGTTTTTTGTAACTTTCATGTGGAGCGAACGACAGGACTTGAACCTGCAACAGCGAGTTTGGAAAACTCGGATTCTACCATTGAACTACATTCGCGTGTATTGTATATATCTGCTTATTAGTCAGATAAAAGCTTTATTTTTTATTAAACACCTACAAAATCTTTTAAGTGCATGGGCATCAATATTATATTCAACAAAGGCATAATGCCACTCAACCACATTTTTTAAAGTACCTTCAAATACCATATCATTATCAAAATTGTAAGGATAATCATCCACATATACTCCAAAATTATTATCTGCCAAAATTACTGAAATATTTAAGTTTGGAACATATTTGTCTTTATATATAAATTTCATTCAAATATTTTTAACTTTACTATTTTTTCACAAAACTTTTTTAAATCCGCCACATCTATATCAAATTCTTTGTCCATTTTAGATAGAGGATTCCATAAAATTTCTCCTTCAAAAATTGGATATGGATAAGAATATGATCCTAAAGTATATTCAAAATTATAATCATCAATCGTATATCCTTTTATTTCAATACAAATACCTTTATCATATCCAACAGTTTTTTTAGACATCTTTATAAATTTCATTTCAACAGAAAGTAAATGAGTGTCTGTATGATTTTTATAAATATACATTTATCGTAAACAAATTGCCAATGTAACGCCAACTAAATATAATAAAATAATTACTTTATTTGTAAAAACTTCATCACTAAAAAATCTTGTACGAAATAATTTATCCAATAAACTATTTAAATAACTACCAAGTGGGTAATAAATCATTTAATATATCCCTCCAATTGTCCCCAACGATACCAAGCCTCTGAGATCAAATCAAATCTTCCTAAATCTTCTTTGGCAATTTGACAGGCGCCTCTTGTTAGAGTATGTAATGCGATGATTGCCCACCAACTATCCCACAAATTATTTAGTAATAAGGGAATTGTTTCATTTCCCATTGCAATTAACTGTTTAAAATGAGGATTTTCTGTATCATGAAAAGATAAAAATCTAGTTTCATCTTTTAATGAGTTGTAAATTTCATAAAATTCTTTTTGCATAATATATGGTACCCGATGAAAGAATCAAACTTTCGATTCCGGCTTGTAAAACCAGCACTTTATCACTAAGTTAATCGGGCATAATGGTCGATAATACTGGATTTGAACCAGTGACTTCCATCGTGTTAGAGTAGCACTCTACCTCTGAGTTAATTACCGATAAATTTATGTCACTAAAATCATATATCACTTATGAAGAGAACAGACTATTTAATAACTTTGGGTGAGACTTGGATCAAGAAATATGCTTCCATTAATGCTAATTCTATTAAACCAGAAATAGAAAAATCCATTTGGCAAGCCATAAAAAATGCAGCTTTATCTAATATTGGGATATTAAATTTCCCATTAATGATTAATTCTGATGGAGCTACTATTAACTTTGTAGTTGTCAGAAATGATACTTTAGGCTTTAAAAGTATTAAAGTATTAAATTTTGATGTTTCTCCTAGCAATTTAACTGCTAAATATCAGCCATTAGTTGTTCAAATAGAAAAATACCTAAATAAAAATTGGGAATTATTTCCTAGTATGTATGATGGTAAATCTATCAATTATAGTCAATTTGCTATGAATTTGACTTATAAACCTGAAAGTTCCGGCGAAATGATTGCTGGTGATTAAATAAAAGCGTTTATTTTTAAAAGTCTTTTATAAATCTTATCGCAATTAATCATGAATTCAACTGGTAAATGCCAGCCGTTTTCTTTTCCATATCTTATTTTACCACTCTTTTTAAATACTATAGTAGAGTTGGAATAATATTTGTTTGCGCCGTCAACAGATCTTACCCATAAAGTTCCTAGCCCTTCACCAGTGAAATGCATGGTGTAAATTTTATCTTTAATAGTTTGTGTATAATACATAATTAATTGGTGCTGATAATTGGATTCGAACCAACATTGGTAGTAAATAACGGTTACGATCCGTTGTCTTCTGCTTATGAGACAGAGGTTTTACCATTAAACTAATTTACTATATTCAACAAATTTATCAAATTCATCTTTAACAAATAATATTGATTCACTTCCCATGTCCTTTATTATATATGGAATATATCCATATTTCATTATAATGTCTTTTTTTATTTTATCTCTATTTTGAACTTGAGACAAAGAATGTTTTTCAGTTATTTTTTCATAATGCCATTTCCCATTCCATAAAACAGCAATTTTTAAAACTTTTATTATAACATCTGCGTCCCAACCATCAAACATAGATTCATTTAACAACACATTATCAATACCAAAATAATCTATACATAAATTTACAAAGTGTATTTCGTTTTTGGAGCGTTTAACTCTGATTGTATTTCTTATTAAGCCACCAATTCTACCTTGTTCTACGCGAATCAAATGCAAACAATCATTGCAATATTCTCTATAATATGCTCCAACAAACTTTTCATTACATTTTGCGCAAATTATTTCTTTATTGTTAATGTGGTGCAAATAACAATCTGTACACCTAATAGAATTAGAGGAGTTAAGTGGCACAATTAATTCTACCTTACAATCTAAACAATTTAAAACTTTTGATTTGCCATTTAAAGTATACCCTTCTTGATGCCTCTTTAAATTATTAAAAGAAGCTGCACAACTACGATTACAAAATTTATTATTTTTATTAACAATTTCCTTATTACAAAATAAACATAAATTCATTACACGTCTTTAAATAATTTTAATTGGTTAGGATTACATATTCTTCATTGGAGCATATGAAAACCGATGCAATAAGCATGGTCCAAATTTATTTATTGCATCTAAATGATCTTTTGATCCATAACCAGAATTTGACTCCCACCCATACATAGGATGTAATAAGTGCAATGACTTCATTTTACTATCTCTATAAGCTTTTGCGATAATAGATGCTGCCATTACTGTAGCAAATTTATCATCAGCCTTTACAATGGATTCAATTGAAAAATTAAGATTATAAGATTTGAAATTTAAAATTCCGTCAGTAATAATTCTATCATCATTACTATATAGTGCTTTAAAAATTTCTACAAAAGAATCTTTTAAAGCAACAGCTACACCAGTCGAATCAATTTGAGAATTGGATCTTTCAGCAATATGAAATGAAATTTCTTTGTTAGCGATCCTTTTCTGAAGTTCATCAGATACTATTTGTCGTTGTTGGTGCGCTGTCAAGCCCTTCGAATCTTTAAATTTTTTCGAGTCCTTTAATCCTGACATAGTCCAATTTTCTGGAGCCCTTACGCCACAAACTACTAATGGTCCAGCAAGTGAGCCATAGCCACATTCATCTGCCCCTATTACAATTTGTATTTTTTGCATAAATCTTTAATTGCTTTCTTGGAAATTACGTAAATGCTTTTAATTTTATCAACTTATTACAATATTCTTTACATTCATCAGAAATAAATTCTATTAATCGTTCATTCCAATTAATAGAACTATTATCAATTTTAAATTCAGCCGAAGTAGAGATTAATATTTTACCTTTATTATAAATATGAAAATCAATTTCAATAAAGTTAGAATTAATAAAAATAATATAATCAGTTTTAGAAAAAATTTTGCCCTTATCTGAAAACCTATAACTTATCATGCAAATGCTCTTAAATTTAAGAGTTTGTCACAGTAATCCATACAATCTTGGCTTATCCAAACAGGTTGTTCCCATTTAATTTTTCTATTTATTATATTAAAATTTAAAGAACTATTTCCAATTAAATTATAATTAATATCAAAAAACTTTAACTTTAATTCTAATTTATTGTTATTAAATTTAATTATTACTTGGATTGTATATCCATTGTTTTTAAACATAAAAAAATTAAAGTTAGGATTTGAATCAGCCATTTATCCGCCCATTGGACCTGCTATAATTTGAACTTCTATAGAAGAATAAAAATTATCATCACTAAAAATAGGTAATTTTGGAAGATCTGCGTGAACAAGTAGCATGTGATCACTTTCAATTCGATCTGCCATAGCCCTTAATGCTTCCACTGTTTTTTCTTTTATTTGATCTTCTTCAAATAGAGAAGACATTAACTGATATTTTCTTTTGGATTCATTATAATAATCTTTATTATTTTTAAAATCTGTTAAAATATAATATAATTCTTTGTCATTAGTAAATGCCCAATCAATTTTTGATTGTAATTTTTCTTCTTCTCTTTCATCTGGAGACTTATATGGTATCGCATTTGGATTATAATAAGGCTTCATACCTAATTTGTATTTTCCATATAAATTATTTATTCTTTTTTCAGAATAACCTTGATGAATTGCTGCCCCTATAACTTTATAATAAAAAGATCTATAGTTACTCAACTCATTAATATAATGAGAGGTAATAAGAAGAAACATATATAAAAATTGTGGATCAACTCTATTTAAATCTATTTCAGCTAAAATTTGATTTACTGTATCAAAATGTTTACTAACATCAGGAAAGTCTTGGTACATATATTCACAAGCATCTTCACCATTAGTAATGGCGTAAATTTCTTGAATAATTTTATCTTTATTAATCATTTCAATTCCAGCCAGTGGAAGGATGATCTTCTTTTTTATCTTTAGAATCTTTGTTTTGATCTTGATTCTGATCTTTATCGTCATTTACTGTTGTATCACCACAAGCAGAAGAATAACCATAAGCACAATGAGCACAACCTGATAAACTTAAACTTATTAAAATTATTTTTACAATGTTCATATTATTTCCTTATATCAGTGATAATAAAATCTCTTTTATCCCAAAAAGTTTTTAAAATGCGGTCCCACATAAAATTAAATATTCCATAATTTCTAGTCATATCACAATGATGAAGGAAATGTAACTTAACTAATACATCATACCATCTATTTATTAAAGGCACACGATTAAGCCAATGATTTCTAATATGAAAGGCATCATGAAGAAAATTATCCAATAATCCCACGCCAATCATAGTTGACCAAGAACAACAAGCAACAAAGAAAGAAATTATTCCAAGCCACCAAAAAAATGCTACAGATAGTAGCATTGGTATAGCAGCAACAATAAAAAATTTAGGAGTACTATCATTACCAGCATCTCTATAAACATCTGAGAAAAAATCAGTTGGCGGATAAAGTTTTAAATGATGAGCCATATGCGAAGCATTAAACTGTTTAGCCTCTTTTCTATGTAAAATAAAATGTACCACCCAACCAAAAAGATTTGTTACTATAAAAGACAATGTAATGGCAATAAGAAATATAATCATGAAAACCTCATAAAAAAGCTGATAGGTTAGATATTTTACATAAAAATTTGATTAACTCACAAAGATTAATAAGCGGTAATCCATTTAAATCATAAAAATTTGATCCTTCAAAATGAATGGCAGGACAAGAGCTAAATCTTGTATCACTAAAAACTTTAATATAGTTCGCTAAACCATTTATTTTTTCATAAAGATTAACGTCTACTTTATCATAAAAAGTAACTCTATCATTCTTATTATCAATGGGTTGAGATCCTACCCGGTGAGTAAATATTTTTAAAATAAAATTACCCACCGAATATTCAAAATGACCTTCAGGATCTAATCTTTTTAAAATTGCCAGGTTTCTTTTAATAACATATACATTATTTATATTATCAATAACTTCCATATTTCAACTTAATTTAGGTTATCAGATTTTTGATTTAATTCATATTTAGAAATTAATTTTACACAAATATCTGCTTGTGCTGAAGCGTCTCCCCAATAAGGATTAGAGTGAATACTTATTAAGAAATTTTTAATATGAGGTAACGATTCTTTTTTTACAAAACCGGATTTTATAGACTCTTCGACTCCCACTTCGAGTATTTGTTCTACTTGATTTTGAACTTGCCAGCCTAAATTACTATATTCTCTACAAATATTAATAATGTCGGAAATATCTAAAGGAATACTAAATTCTTCATTAGAATCAACTATCTCGGCGTGCAAGTAACTTAAAGTATCTAAATCTAGTGCATTCATTGTGCAACTCCATAAATCAATTATCTATTAACAGTTTTGAGAAATTTTAAATCGTTTCCTCCTTAATTGCAAGAGTTACATATATGTTAAAATATTAGCATTTAGATAAATGCTTTTAATTTTTTAAATTTCTTTAAAGTCATGGGAGTATGTGGATTACTTAATATAAATTGCATGAAATAATTTATTATATTTTTTAAAATCTTTCCATTTATTGTGTGACATATTAAATATGTTTTACTTTTAGAAGATCTGAAACAATAATGATTGGTTTGTTCTTTACCTAAACGATCAATAAAAGTTATTAAAACTTCTGAGGGAATCTTTTCATCATTTATCTTTAAATATTTCATATAAATAATTTAAATTTTAAAAACTGTTCAACTGTACATGGCTTTACAGTAAACTCTAATAGGACTTTATGAGTTATATTGCACTCAAACTCTTTTCCATTTTTCATTTTAACAACAGAATGATAGGCAGCTGCCGGTTCAATAACATAATGAGTGCCAATTGGTATTGTATGATGTTCTTTAACTAAAATGAATTCCCTTGGAAAGGGCTCATCATTTACTAATAAATAATTCATTTTAGTTTTTCACTTGCTTTTACTGCTGCATCATAATTAGAATTAATTACAATATACAACTCTTTAATCGAATATCCTGGAACAGCATTCCCTGTAGAGTGAAATTCTTCTGCCTTAACATGACACTCGTGACATAAAGTAATTCCATTCTCTAAAACATATCCGCCGTTGGGCATTTCTTTTCTGTCTGTAATATGATGAACGTCAAAGATTTTTAATGCTTCTTCCATATTTTTTGCTTTAAGACCACACTTTGCGCATGTAATCTTGTCGCGTTTTAAGCATACATCTCTAAATTTTCTTCTTATTTCTTTTTTATCAGACATTAGCCATCTAACTCATTATACATAATATCAAACCCAAACTCTTCATATAAATCTAAAACATCATCATAGATTTCTGGAAATTTATTCTTTAAGGTTGTTACTGAATTTTTTCCATCATGTACTTCATAAAACAAGTCTTGTAGCACTCTTGATCCGCAAAGTTTTTCTAAACGATCAAGTTCTGATATTAAAAATTTAAGGTCTGGTTCAATATCAGATTCAGTATATTTTGGAAGTGGTTGATCCACTGGAATAATATTAGGAACATAAATTGGCGCATTATGATAAGTAGGTTTATATACTACAGCATATTTTGCAGCAACAACCTCAGATTTTGAAGATGCATATTGCCAAACAACTCTTTTATTTTCAAATTTATCTGGAATGGCATTCATAATTTCTAATGTAGCATGACTTACATAAACAATAAGTTTACCAAAATTATCAACACCTACACCATTAAACCATGAATGGTTCGATAGCAATTGAGTTAAGCCAGATATAGTTTCATCATTAGACATATTTAATCCTTTAAATGTTTTAATAGTATAATTTTTATAAAATGCCAGTCAAGGCATAATGAATTAATAATTAATTGGCAGGGCACGGGGGAATCGAACCCGACCTTCTGGAGTTTTGGAGGCTCCATTATCACCTTGACTATGCCCTATAAGTTATATATTTATATCAGTAATTTACCATAATCACACTTAAAATCGCAAAGAAAAATGCAAAACATTTCCAAACAGAAATTGTATCATGATAAAAGAAATATGATAATGCAATAGTAACTACCGGACTAATTCCAAGTAAAGCGGAAACAACCCCTGCATTTGCATTTCCTCTTAACAAATAACTAAAAGCTAAGCCTCCACCTATTCCAAGTAGAGTTGTAAGTGATGCCATGCCTACACTATAAGTATTAAAGTTCTTATTGTTAGGAGCCAAATACATTAGTATTGGAATTAAAACGGCATGAACAATGCAAGAAATAAGTTGTATTTGATATGGATTAATCTGTTCTACACTTAGTTTTCTGGTGAAGGCAGCTATGCCGTATAAAACAACACCTAAAAAAACTAGTAACGTATAATACATGTTATACTCTTTCTTTGAAGAGCACTATGGAGGAAAGCATCGTACTTGAAACGAATACCTATAAAGGTACATTCTGTTTAGCAAACAGATTCAGCGCCCTGGCTGATTTACTTTCCATAAATATAAAGTAAAAGATTCGAACTTTTGGAAAGACTTTTTATAAGTTCTTTCTCACCCTGACTCGGGTGATCGTTTAATCCACTCACGCAACTTTATATTTTGGAGGAAGGTAGCAGTAATCGAAACGCACTCCCTATCAAAGGAGCCACTAGTTTTCAAAACTAGGTCAACACCCTGGTTAATTTACCTTCCATTATATGGTGGAAATTGAAGGATTCGAACCTTCGGGAGACTTTCACCTCCATTAGTTTTCTAGACTAACATCATAAACCGCTCGATCAAATTTCCATTGGAGTCGTGGGAAAGATTTAAACTTTCGACCGGCGGGTTTGCAATCCGCTGCTCTATCAGGCTGAGCTACCACGACATATATTATTATATCAATCTATTAATAGAGTTCAAGTTAAGGATATTTCTCTTTATTAAAAGACTTCATTTTTCACAAAGTGAAAAATTATTATATTTTTTATCACTAGTAACTTCTTTAATTATTTTTAAATAAGGAGGCAATTCTACTTTTTGTTTTTTATTTTTAAGTTCTATCTCTAAAATAGCCAGCCCTTTAAGTGGTCCCTTAAAAACATCTAACTCAAAGCACTGATCTTTATATTTAAAAACAAATCTGGTTTTCTCTAAAGTAAATTTATTAGGAAGCGGATTTTCTAAATATTTTTCGTATTGTTTACGGGTAATTTCTTTTTCTGTCTCTTTATTAACACCTGCTTCAACGAAATGCTTTTGATTGTAATGATACACCGTATCAGTATCTCCAGTCAATCCTTGAATAGTTTTTCTAACTCTACCTGAAGGTTCACCTTCTTTGGGTTTTAAATAAGTTTGTGATATTCTTTTAACATCCACCAGTTGATCAAATAGGGCAGACAAACTCGACCAGGAGTCTGGGAATTTTACTAAGTATTTTCTTTCTATTTCAAGTTTTGTTACCATGTTTACTTTCTAAGCCAATAATATTGCTTATCTCTATTATATCCAATTATTAAATCTTCTTCATTATATAATTCTCTATATAATAGATCTAAGTGCCTAGAAACTCGCCAACCCCAACGTTCAACTATTTCTCCCATTAAATAATGCATTCGCCATGAATGAAATGGAGCCCACGCATCAGGGCGAAAGTCCATTGTTTCTAAATAAAATTTTCCCCAAGGACTCATAAATTATTCCTGTTTATTTCATCGGTAGCTTGAGATAAATCAAAATTCTCTTCAATAAAATTAATTACCTTTTGTGGATCAATATTTCTATTGAAAACAATATTGGGACCATGATTGTCCAAATAAACACATTTAATGCCCGAAACAACCTCTGCTAACCCTTTAGAAGTGTTTTCGCCACACTCATGACTACCACACTCAAAAAACTTCTGAGGTCTTACAGGAACGTCTAAGCCCTTCTGAGGGCAATGAAAATGAACAATACAATCCATCTCCGGATGATCCTTAAAAACAATCCTCTGCGACTGCCCGCCCACACTTGGTTTACTGCCATAAGCCACGACCTCATCAGGACCACTAGATTCAACTTTTACCAACCCAACCTTATTTAAATTATTAAAATTTGTTTTTCTCTTAGAGGTTAAGAAAATATTATCATCAATCTTAACAGCAAAATGTCCAACTGTTGATCCATTAAATGGTTTGTAAGCGCCTTTAGTAATACAATGATCTACGACTGTTCTCAAAGAATCAGGAACTGCTTTGGCAGACCATGAAACTGTATCCCCTTCTACTACTGTAGATTTTGTAAAGGTTAAATTTGCTCTAGCCAAAGTCATATCGACTAACTCAGATAACATCTCATCTCTATTTGTAGTAACGGAGTAGCGGGCTTGTTCTGGAGTAATAATCATATTAAGTCTAGTTTTAGTATCATTGGCTACAACAAGGTTACAGCTAGAAGACTTGAGTAAGTGCAAGCCAGTTAAAAACTGCTCGTCTGCTGTGGCACCACAAGTAGTCTTAAAGGCTACAAGAAAAATATCTTTACGTTGCTTACGAATTTTTGAAACTAATTTCTCTGCCGGAGTGAGCAGCATTAATTGAGAGCCCTCAGATGTTTTTAGTCTACTTTCATATTTACCAGAAATAGATCCTGTTTCCCAATCTACATTCCATTCTTTTTCTGGGGCAATGCTTCCATTAAAATCAACTAAGGCTGGATTAAAGAAAATAATTTTGGTATCTGGATTTGCAATTAATTTATCTAATAAATTAGAAATATCTTCATTAGTTTCCAGGTCAGAGGTTGAATCAGCCATTTTAGTTAAATGGCAATAGATTCCATAAGCTTTATTATTAGCTCGAGAATTCTTTTGTCGACACAACTTCTCAAGTTTTTTAGCTGTACTACCATAAGCTGGAGCACATAATGCTAAATGATTTCTAATATAAGATACGGTGCCGCCGCCAATAATATTAATAGTCTTCATAAATTTAATCCTCAAAAAGAAAAGGCTGGACCAAAGCCAGCCTTCTTAACCAAGAAACTTTAAGTTTCAAACAGTTTCAGTAGGGTCAGTTTTTTTACCAGCTTTTATTACTTTAGCAGGCTTACTTCCCTTTATAATGCCACCATTCTTGCCACGAGTGACATAAGCTAAAGTGGTATTGTGAACGAAATGATTAACAAAAGGCATAACATGCTTTGGCTCTTTAGCAGTAGCCAAGCCCACGGCAGCAGCCAAATCTTTAATTTGAATGCGCTCCCCACTATTTAAGCTATCAAGATTTGTCTCAGTAGCTCTTAACACATTACCAATCTCTTCCAACATAGAATCAACTTCTTTACTCATAATAAACTCCAATTAAATAAAATTTGGGTATTTCTACCATTTACGCTGACAAGATAATCACTCGAAAGGCACTGTCAACTATTCAAATATTTTAAAAATTAATCAACATATTTGTCGTTGTTTGCACCAGGATATTTAACTACCACGGTTACAACGTCGGTAAGACATTTAAAGTCTGTACTATCATTGGGGTCAATTACAATAATATCATCTTCAACATACTTAACGCCATTCATTTCTACTTCCCCAGAAATAATAACTGTTATTTCAGTAGCTATCTTATGATGATGAGCTGCTTCAGAATTTCCTGCCTTATATCTTTTCACTCCAATTTCCACTTCATTAGTTTTAATAAGAGTTGGGCTAAAATTACCAATGAACCAACCACGAAAAAAATCTTTTAAAGTATCTTTTTTCATTTAAATTCTCCGAAAGATACACTTTCAGAATAATAACCATTGGAAATTCCTAACCAACGAACAGTTACAGTTCCTTTAACAGTAGAGAATCTATAAAATGTCCAAGTACATGACTCATGATTATATTCTTGTCTTGGTGGTTCAGAAGAAATTTCCTCTGCCTCTATTATTGGGGATCCACATAAATCAGAAAGATCTCCAATAATGTCTTCAATTGATACACTTTCACAACAGTCTTGTGAATGATAAAATTTATATCCACTACCATCTTTTAGTTTAAAAACTAATTCATCATAATTATCATTTTTAACTTCTACAAATGTCTTGCCAATTAAATCATCAAATTTCTCAATGCTCATGCGTTTCCTTTTAATTTATTTCGAACTTTCATTAAGGCTTTGCCTAATAAATTTTCACCCTTCCACTTACTTTCATCAGTGACATCAGGATCTTTTGCGCTCATTCCAATTCCCCAAATCTTATCATATGGAGATGCTTCAACAAGCATTAAATCATTTGTTTTAATAATATCTTCTTTAAGATCTAAGTTTTGTAAATATTTAGCAAAACAACCATCATAAACAACTTCTTCCTTTACAAGATCCCAAGCAACAGGGTTGAAGTTTTTAACTCCACGACCCAATTTCTTTTGTTCTTTAGCATCTAAAGTTGCCATAACTTTATCCATAGTCTCTTGGTCATTAAAAGTTTTAGCTTTCATGTACATCATATATTGTTCAACACAATTAAATGTCATTGATCCTATAATAAATGAGGCGGGATACCAATTAGAAAAGTGACCACTCCAAAATAATAAGTAGTTATCTTTAATTGTATAATTGTATTTATTCATTAATTCTCCAAATGGAAACTTAATTACTAATAATTAAATGTCAAGAGCAAATAATTTTATTTTATTCTTCCCAAATATCACAAAAATAATCTATAAATAAATTTTCTACATCAACGTAAGAGGATGCGTATTTCTTTTTATAATATTCGCTGTCAACCATTGGCTGTGGACCCAGCTTGTCTATCAGCTTAAGTTGTAACTTTCGACTGTAACGCCCAGCGCATGGTCTAGAGCAAAAGGGTCCAGCTTTATTCTTCTTAGCCTTATCTCTAATAAGACGAGGAGATCTTTCAAACTCTTTGTCACATAATTTACATTTAAATTTTACTAATTTAACTCTGCGAGTGTCTTCTCTGGAATGCTCATCTCTTGGCATAATTCGAAGATTACTAATATCATTATTATCTTTATTAGAGTCCCAATGATCAACTGTGTGTTTATCAGGATCAAGTACTCTATTTAAATGTTGTTCCATTAAATATTTAGGATATGAAACAGTTCTTGTATTTCCGCTTTCATCTCTAATAATAACAATTTGACGACCATCTGATTCGCGTTTATAGGGTCCAAAAACCTTGCTAACAACAGCAAAACAGAATAAATCGGCTTGTTCTAATATCTCAGAGTACTTACTCATACTTAATATGGCAAGATATTGATTATATTATCTTCCTTTAGAAAACTCCAAAATTTCCTTTTGAAATCTTTTCTTTAAAGATTTAAATTGTTTTAATTCTTCTTCAGATAATGGACCTCTTTGACGAAAAGAGAAAGGATTTTCAATCAATTCCCAATGATCTCCATGAGTTCTACCAGTGAATTTAGGACTTCCTTCCCAACCTATAAATGTAGTTAAAGTATATAGTCCATTATCAAACAAATAATATTTTAATTTATTTCCAAAATGATCAAATAGTTTATCGGGTTTAATCCAAGAAGCCATCCAAATACCATCTGTTGGGCAGCACCAAAATAATACTCCGCCCCTATTTACAATCATACGACCATTTAACCATTTACCAGCTGTTCTATAATCCGCTTCAGTAATCTTTTCATATTTTATACGATCTTTAATACTTTCACAAAGTATACCATCTTGATTAACATAATAATCTTGATAAGCTCTACGATAATAGTAGCTATCACTATTATTGTTATTAGCTATTTCAATATCTGGGTCAACAATATATCCATATTTATTAAATCCAGTTTGTGTATCAACAACAGAAGAAAGTAAGTGATCAAATAAAATATGACGACCAGCAGTAGTACGACTATCAAATTTTTTGAAAACTTCAGAGCGAACTTCATCCCAAGGTTCACCAACCTTAGACTTAAGCCAACGATACATTGGACTTAATTTATCGGTAAACTCTTTATAAACTTTATCTTTGCTTTCAACACTTTCTTCGTTAGTTATTTCTGGATCAATTTTTGCTTTATTACAAAAATCTCTGGCTGAACGACGTTCTTGTGTATGAGAATTTCGGCGATCCCATTTGTTTGAATTGGCTCTGCCACCTTCAATAGCTGTGCGGGCTAAATTTTTCTTCGACATATGCATTCTCCTAAGAGACAAATATTATTTAAATAATAAAATAGTTTTTATTTTATTTAAAGCGGTATCTAAATTAAAGTTCCTAAAATCAAACAAACTCATTCCAATCGTAAAACTTCTATCTTCAAAAGTAAAAATCTCTCTACCTTCTGCATCAATATTTTCCATAACAACTTTAGTTGTTATATTGTCACCATCATAAATTTTAATGATCTCATACTTAATTAATTTATTATAATCATACAAATTAATAGTTTCTTTTTTAATTAAATTATCTTTAAACCATACATTATAATGATCTTTTTCAGTAGCACAATAAAATCGTGGTGAATAACTATAGATTCCATCTACTTGTGATTCACATAATGGACAACGCAGGGAATTTAGTATTTCTTTTAATGTCATCAGGTGACAACTTAATAGTTATTAATGCTTAAACAAAGATATAACAGCAACCACTGTAGCTGTTACAAAACCTAAAATTCCAGTAATAAGAGCGGCACGAATAGTAGAAGCAGAAGATTTACTGGCTTGTGAATCACGCTCTCTTCTTTCAGCTTCTTTTTCTAAAATCTTTTTCATCTCTTCAATAGATTGTTTTAAATATCTATTTTCAAGCTCTAATGTATTTAGATTTAATTTAAAATTATAAGCCAAATCTCTTATTTCTAATAAAGACTTCTCTAACAATTCTTGTTTATCAATTGTACGCTCAAGTAGATCATTGTCCATTGTGGAGCCTTCTTAAGTTTTCTATGATTTTATCTAATTCAGTAAAATCAAGTTCTTTTGATCTTATCTTGGTCAACGCCTCAATCTCTCTTGTTAAAGCAATATGTTTTGCTAAAAGTTTTAATTGAAAATTATCTTGTAAATGCTTCAATTCAATTCTAACAGTCCAAAACATTGCTGCTAAAACTGAAGTAGCTATTACTAACATTAATATAATTAAATATACTATCATTTATTTAACAACTCATTTAATTTAGAACAAATAAGATCAAATTTTACACCTAAATTATCTATCTTTGTATGCAAAGATGGGATCATATCATAATACATTTTACGTACTAATCTATTAGTATCAGTATAATCATCTCTAATAATAACAATATCACTAGCTACACGATCAAGTTTGTGAACTATTTCAGGAATATGTTTAAATAAAACAAGATCACTTTCAGTTTGTAAACCTAAAATATCTTTATGTATTCTAGACTTATATTTTTCTTCAGCGTGTCTATCAGATTCAACTAACTCTAGTTCTGTTTCTGATAATACTTCTGGGTCATTTGCTTTATGAGACATTACACTTATCCTCGTTAAAGATAACTAAGTTACATGATGTAATTCATATTTATTACCATGACTTAGATAATAAAGTCTATAAATGTCCCGTAAATCATCGTTTCTATTGTGGTAAAATGTCCCAAATTATTTTTATATAATATTAATTGTTGGGGAAGTAGGATTCGAACCCACACCGTTTTCGTTCAACGCGAAAGGACCTGCCATTAGTCTATTCCCCAATATTTATTTATTACTAAAACTTCCAAACACAACCGAATTAAATTTTGGTAACTCAACTTTTTTCATATAATATTCTTCACCAATTGAAGATACTGTCCATGACCCATTAGTTTGAGTTAATGTTACTCCAGCACTATTAAAATAATTTGTACTTGGACCCGTTGGACCTATGGCTCCTGTAGGACCAGTTGGTCCAACTACCGGAATAGTTATCCATTTTGCTGCGCTATTATTAATAGTCAACACTTGTCCAGAAGTTGCCTGATTGATTGGCATATAATGACCAGTAGCGCCCCAATAAACATTATTGGATTTAATTCCATTAGCTCTATCTATAAGCTGCCCTCGACTATTAACTACTAAAATATCTTTTGCCATGCAACCTATATGTCACAAGTTAGGCAAAGTTAATATAAAACTTTACTCAGTTTATTTAGAAATTTCTTTCATACTCTAGATTATGAATATCTAAATAGTAGAGTTATGGTGGAGTCGGCGGGAATCAAACCCGCATTTTTTCCGTGCAAAGGAAAAATAATCTCATTATATTACGACCCCATAACGCTTATAAATATATCACCTAAGTAATAGATTTATAATGTTTCTTCTCTAAGTTTTAATTCATCAACAGATAAAAGTACTTTATCTTTTACCCTAACACAGATACCAAATATATTTTTTCTATTAATCCAGCCATTAACATATCCATGATTATTAGAAATTTGATATCTTTCACCCTCTATAGCTGATAATAAATGTAAATAATAATTACTTTTAACCTTACAGTAAACTATATCATTTACATATAACTTTAGTTTTTCACATGACTTTAATTCAACTTCTTCTCCAGAATTAATTTTTGGAGTCATAGAATTGCCTTGTGGCTTCCAAATTGCTTCGCCATTTTCTAGTAACGAATTATATATAAAATTATCTCTCATGGCTTTAATTTCACTAACAATTCTGCCAAACTATTTTCATCACTATTACACTCTATATAAGGAATATCTAAATCAGATAATAACTTTCTAACGCCAGTATCAATTTGAAGAGCTTCTTCCTCTGATTGATATCTGCCATTAGGGTTATATGCATGCGACCTCTTTAACATTACATGAATGTGATTATAATTATCATTCTTGCATTGATTATAAAATGCTTCTGCAGCACACCTTATTCCATCTGCCAATTCTTTTTTGCAATACAAATAAGCATAATAAACATTCATCATGATTGGAGCATCTGTCACTATATAATTAACTTTACCATATAAAAGACTCTCTTTATGAATTTGTTTGCCTAAGAAATAAATTTGATTATAAGGTCCAATTGATCTTTGTTCCCAAACCCAATCCTTAACATACTCTCTAACCAACTCAGCATTTACGCCATTAATTTTAAGTAAATAATAAAGATATGCTGCAGAAGTAGACTTACCAACTCCAGGACCACCATATAAATTAATTATCGTAGTTTTAAGATCATTTGCCATAATTTTACCAAAATGCTTTTAACTTTAAAATTTGTTCAAACTCTTCTTGAGAAGAACATTCTATCTTTTCGCCTTCAACCCACCACTCTTTATTCCAATCTACATCAACAGCAGGACCACATAAACAATGACGTCTGCCATGCTTATACCATAATTGATTTCCATTTAAACCTAAAATAGCTGGACCACCAAGACGATGATAATGTCTATTCTCATCATACCACCGTTTTATACCATCAGCTGACATAACGCAACCTTCAGCAATTTCTTCATCAGTAAGGTTTTTCATCCAATATATTGTGCAAAAGAGTGTTTAATCTTGCCAGACATAGTTACATAAGTAAAACCTTCTAACGAATCACCATCATCAACTGATGTACAAATGAAACCAAATTTCAGTAAGCCATATTTTTTATCTTCTTCTAAAACTGCAATCTTCCAATCAGTTGGTTGATCTAGTTTTTTTAAAAATTCTGACATACCATCATTATCTTCAATTAACTTAGAATAATCTCCATATGGTGCAATATTAGGAAATTGCAAAGACAATTCTTCAGAATGACTGGCAACATAAGAAATAATAGGAGCTTTTAATTCTGAGAATGAAACTCCTAAACTTTCTTTTACCAAATTATCTAATTGATCTAAATAATCTTCAGCCTTAGGATCTAATTTATCTAGATTTAAATCTGACATTTTTTCAATCATAACTAATTCTTTCTTAATATTATTGAACATTAATCATTGGTAGCGGACCAGAAGAGCCTAAATAAGTTGGGAGCTTACCATCCCAGCTATTAATGGCACGATAACGAATAATTTGCGGAGTCAAAGATGATTGAACAGTATCATTAGCTTTTGCTTCAGCTGCTGCTTTAATCAATCTTGATTTAGCTTCAGCTTCAGCACTAATAAGAAGAGCATCAGCCTCACCTTGTGCTTTTTGACGAGCAGCTTCCGCAGCACCATGTGCAGTTGCAATAGTTTGTTCAGCTTCAGCTTTAACTTGACGAACTTTATTTTCACTTTGAATAGCATTTTGTGTTGCTGCCATAGCATTATTAATTGCACCAGCAACATTTTCAGGTAGTTTTAAAGCACCATTAATGGTTAATTGATCAATAATTACGCCATCTTTTCCAAGAGACTCTTGACACTTATGAGTTACATCTGCAATAAGTTTGGTTTTACCAGCACCATAAATATCTTGAATTGGCATTTTAGAGCCAACTTCACTGAAACCTTCTCTGATAACATTTCTCATGTAACCATAAGCTAACTCTCTCATATCAGTTTGTCTAAATCTTGCGTAAAGCTGTGGAGCCTTATTAGGATCAATGTGGAAACTGAATCCAACATTTGCGGTAGCATTAACACCTTCAATAGAAGAAAATGTAATTGATTCATCAACTGAATGATCCGATGTTGCATCATCTTTTGAGCCACCTTCATGTGGATCGGCGCTTAAAATAATATTTTGAACTGAAACCGGAAACTCTACAACTTGTTCTGTTAATGGATTAAAAATCACCCATCCAGTTTTAATTTGCATATCTTGAACGCCGCGCCCTGAACCAGCTAATTTAACTTTAACGCCAACATGACCAACATCTACTCTTGTAGTGGTACAGGCTGCAAAAAGAAGTGATGACACCAGAAATACGCCTAAAATAATTGCTAATTTTGTTAATCCACTCATAATATAAAATCCTTATTTGTTTTCTAATTTAGAATACTTTTCGTTTTCAATCTCTTCAATATCTTCAATAATCATATCGTCAATGCGAGCATGAACTTTTTGTTTCACAGATTTATCTAATTGCTTATCATAAACAATTAAAACGTTTTCTAATTTCTTTTTAGAATTAGATTCTAATGCCTTTTGAAGGGCGTCAGAGCTTAATTGTTTGGCTTTGTTAGCTTTTAATGATGCTAGGGCTGCAAAGGTTAATGTTCCTATAAAAGAGCATAATAATACTAAAATAAATATTCTTTCAATAAAAATCATATAACTTTCCTTTAAGTGGTGGGTTTATTCGGATTCGAACCGAAACTGAACAGATTAAAAGTCTGATGTGCTACCGTTGACACTATAAACCCATTGTGAGCTTAGAAAGAGTTGAACTTTCATTAACCGATTAAGAATCGATTACTTTACCATTAAGTTATAAGCTCATATTATTTTACTAAATCTAATAAATAAACTTCTGTACGCATTAAATGCGAAAAATATCCTTCCCAAGGTTTATATTCATTTCTCTCCAATGCTTCTTTATTTAATCTTTCTGCTCCCTTTTGTGTCGAAGATAAGCCTGAAATATGAAAAAGACCATATGTTGTACCAAAAGTATCTCCATCTGAATAAAAAACTACAGCTAAATAAATTTTCTTCTTTTTAGAAAAATGAATATATTCTGCTTCAGACAACTCTATTGTTTCAAAAAACATCATATTTGGAGGAGGATTTATATATACTCTATGAAAATCGGTTTCTCTATAAATAGGTTCACAGCAGGCATAAGGTCCCTTTTCTCCAGGATATGGTTTGCCACCAGTAACTCTTTGAGATGTTGATATATAAAATTTATAATCTTTTTCAGTCATTTAAATATCCATAAACTAGGATTCAGTTGCGCTTTCATATCTAAATAAATAACATCAATGCAATCTCTACAATAATAAGATGTATGCCAGCCACCACTAGAGGACATTCTAATAGCTGCACAAGATGTATCTTTTCTTATTCTACCTTTACGATTAATATATTCTGGCATTTTTTTACATTTAATACCACGACACTTTGCTTTAGCAGACGCTTTTTCTATATTAATTTTCATTTTGAATAATCGTAGTAAAAGTCAAATTCTTTTTTTAAAATTCTTTTAGCTTCATCTCGCATTTGAATAGCCCAAAACATAATTTGTTTTTGATCTTCTAATGGGAAATCTATAAAATGATGAGCTGCTTTTTCCATTTCAATCAAACAATAAATAGCATTTCTAATACTATACTGAGTATAATTTTTTCCATCTACAAAAGTTTTATTATTTTTCAATAAAGCAGAGAGTAAAGAAGATTTAAATTCTTCTACAGTTAAAAATAAATTTTTCATAATTAAACTTTTTGTCATTTAAACCTTACATAAATAATAAGAGAGATTTAACTTTATTCATAAAATCTTCTTCAGTTTTTATACGAAAGAAAAAATCTAATTCAGGAATAATTAGTATTGTATCTTTGATTTCGTCGCCATTTTTATTAGATTCGATTAGTAATCTAGTATTATTAGACATAAAAGAGGCGCATAATTGATATTTATCAACTATTATATTAATGACATCAATTTCAACTTCATAGTTATCATTACGACAAGTCCAAGCCCAATGATTTTTTCTAACATTTTCATGTTCATTTTGATAAACACAAAAATAACCTTCCATTGCGGAATTAGAATTTCTCAAAATTAATTTATTATGACAAAATATACAAGTTAATTCCATCTTAATCTAATTTTTTATATTTAGAAATTAATTCTTTAAGCCTAGCTTCACATTCTTCAATACATTTTTTAACATGATTATCATAAAATGATGTTTTAATTCTTCCATCACAAGAAGGACAAGTAACACAACAAGATATGACATGTCTTATATTTTTATTGTTGTGACAGCCACAGCTACAGATTTCACCGAACATTATAACCTCTTTTACATATATGTCAAGATGGTCTTAATTTTTTTTAAAAAATCATCTGATGACGTTGGCATAGAAATTGCACTGTCAATAATTGTAATTATTGTATGTTCATTAAACTGAGATAATGATTGCTTAGATACAGTTGTTTTATTTGTTATATAATTAATATTAAATGAATATTGTTTATAATAACAAGAATAGTGCTTCACTTTTCCGTCATCACCTAATGTAGCAATAATATTATCTATTGGGCACACTAAAAAGTGACCTAATCCAACGGTGTGAGCTTCAAGCTCATTATTGCAAATAAAACATTTCATATTAAATTTTCGCATTTGTTTCAAGTCTTGTTTATAAGTTGATCGCAAAAATTTTTAAATTCTTCAAAAGGAACATCACACCGACCTAAATTGGCAAATTGTGAACATAAAATCACATTATCCTTAGTATATCCTTTATTGCAATCTATTCTATCTAATGATGGAGAATTTAATTTTCTTCTATTAAATGCTGGCTCTAAATCTATTCCAAGGTAAAAACACTTTCTATCTTGATAGTTAAACAAACCAATTATAAAATCTTCATCCAGATCAAATAAAAGATTATATTTTTTCGAAGTTGATTTTGCGGTATGTAATAATTTTTTAAACCAGTTTTTGTTTTTCCAAGTATCATTTTCTTTTTTAGTACAAGCTTTGCAATGAAATTTTAAACCATCTTTAGAGACTTTGTCTCTTGTAAATTCACTAGCCGGTTTGTCTATTAAACATTCAGAACAAATTTTACTGATTGGTATTTCAATATGTGTACGTGCTCTTCGTCTTTCTCTAAAAGCTTGGTCTGATTTTCTTTGATCTTCTTTTGCCCACATATATAATTCCTAATTAAAATTATTATATTGTTTAAATGGTCGACCCCCCGGGATTCGAACCCGGCACCCCTTCCTTATCAGAGAAGTACTCTAACCAAATGAGCTAGAGGTCGATATTGTTATTCAAAGTAATCATCTATCCAATAGGATATACCGTCTACTTCTTTAGAAAAATTAAATTTATGACCCGTACTATCCTTTATGAAATAAAATTCCGAATCTTCATCTTCTAAAGAATAATATTTGTTAATTTCAAAAGCATAATCATTATATGTGCTTTTGAAAAGATTCTTTTTACATAAAACGTGCTTATAAATCTTCATTGTTTGATTTCCTTATATATCAATAAACAATCTTTACAGCCTTTTGGAAACTTAACTGTCTTTATAGGCTTTCTCATAGCTTTATATTTTGGATGAATCTTACACTTCATATTTCACCTTTAAAAAATAATAACGACAAAATATTATCTAAGTTTCTGGTGATCTGCTGTACAGCTCCTTTTTATCAGGCTACTGTATTCGCCACGTAAGATATCAAATTACTATATCTGTACTTGCTATTTCCTCTTTCCAATTAAGGAATAGAAGAGTGTCACTACCTTAGGATCGTGTATTGTAAACCTAAACTGCATTCGTTATTAGAAATCATCCTGGGACTCGAACCCAGATCTCCGCCGGCACATAAATGTGATGGCGTTTTACCATTAAACTAGATGACTTTATCACCGTTTCCGACTAGGTGAACCAGCTGTCCCTTTTACTACTTGATCTATACAGTCAAGAGGGAACGTCACAGTTTCGTTCATGTGAGCAGACTGAAAGGCGCTACCTTTCTTTGGTGGTGCATCCCACGTTACGCTCGGGGCTCTAAATCTCTTCAGGATTTCGCGTTCACTAGATTCGCCTATGCACCATAATTGGATAACAAGAAATAGCAAAGATGTTGGTTTTTCAAATAAAATGTAATCCTTGCAAGGCATTTATCCATGGTCAAAGCAATAACAAATTAACATTATTGCCCGATATAATCACTTCACAAAATTAGGTTGTCCTTCTTTAGCTTTCCACTTAAGATGAATCCAACCTTTTGGAATATAATGAGACTCTCCAGAGTCATCATATATCCTGTGTCCACCACTTGGTGACACATTTAATCTTAATGGTTTATTTATTAAGATTGATCTTCCACTTTCAAATTCATAAATTCTGTATTCTTCTGAAGATATATCAGAAAAATCTAGTTCTGATTGATTATTAAAATTAGTCATGAGCGCTCCTAAATTATCACATGGATACCATGTGCAGTGCGAGGAAAATTCCTCATGGTCCGCCATACAGGAATCGAACCTGTCCAAAAGATTTATAAGACCCCTCAGCTCTACCAGAGACTCATAGCGGATAATAATTAAGTGGCGCCCCCAGTCGGAATTGAACCGGCATTATTAGCGTGACAAGCTAACGTCCTACCATTGAACGATGAAGGCGTGATTGTTATATATCATGTTATTATAAGAATATTTTTAAATCATTAAACTTCTCTAAACTACACTCAATATATTTATTTTTAAATTCATTTAAAAGACGGCGAATGTAGAAGAAAGATTTAAAATCAATATTAGATCCATTTTTCTTTTCAACAAAGAAATATCCATGATCTCTATTTATAGAGAAAATATCTAAATCTAAAGCATATTTATCGATTGAAATACAAAGATGTGTGCCTTTAGCATAACTAAGGCTAAAGTTTTCAATCAGAAGAATCTCGCTTGGCATAATAAGATCAATTTGAGAAAAAATAAAATATTTCATAAAAAATCTTTAAGGTTATTATATTTTTCTAAAGAATACTCTCTATATTTAACACCAATTACTGTATCAAAAAACATCCTGTATAAGTCAAATTCACTATAACGAGCAAATTCTCCTGCTGGTTCCCTATTTATATATCTAAAACAAAACGTATCATCATTTAGTTTTTCAATTACATAATGATTATTTTTATCTATAGAAAAAGCTTTTGAATCTTCTAAAATTAGAATAGACTCTGGAACTTCTAATTTAAAATATTTAAGATAAAGCATTATAAGAACGCTCTTATATTTTGGAAAGACTCTAAAGAAAATTCTATAAAATTAACATCGTGTGCAAGAGAATATCCTGTTAAATAGCGCGAAATTTCAATACCATTCCACATTAATATTTTAAAAAGATGTTTATCCTGTTGTAAAACAAGATGAACATTATCAAGACTTTTATCAAACCAACTTTTAGTAATAAAAATCTCAGAAGGAATTGTAAGTTCTGTAAAATTTCTACATTTATATTTAAAGTATTTCATACTTTAACCTTTATAAGGATGAACTCTTTTACACTTACAACCAGGTTTAAAGCAATCTTGTTTTTCACAAGGTAAACAAGGACAAATACAATATAATTTATCTTTACATGATTCAGTATCTTTACAATGACCTAGTCTTCTTATTTCATAAGAAGAGAGTGTTTTTTCTTCTTTAGACATATATTCTCACTTAAAGTTTTCAACGGAAAATTTCGTAGCCAACATTATTAATGTTTCATTTTTAATTTTTACAAGTATATCTTCGTAAAAATTACAAATAGTTTTACTGAGAATATGATCATTAAAGATACACTCTAAATTATATCCATTAGTATAATCATGATTATCATTATTTATTCTAAACTCACACTTTAACTCTGTATTTAATAAAGAAAAAGTAATTCTGGCGACACTAGAATATGCAAAACGATGCAAAACTATTTCTTTGTTAAGTTGATCTAAATTAGCTTTAATTAAAAATGTTCCAGAATAATCCTTTACCATTCCACCATATTTAGACCATTCTAGCGCAAAGTCAACTAATAAAGAATGTACTTCAGTCTCAAAAAAACTAAATAGATTATGAATCATTAATCTTCTAAGAGAA